ATGTCTCAGGATACGTTCCGCGCTGGTACGCAATACGGCGACTTTAAAGGCTCCGCATCGGCCGATCGCCATGACACAGCGGATATTTCTAGCTACCTTAAAGCAAGGGGTCTGATTCAAGAAGGTGAACTAGCTCTTGCCATTGAGTTGTACTCTGGAGAAGTGCACGCGCGAACACAGGACGAAAATGTGTTCGTCACTGTTTTGCTGGCGACAGGTGAAGGGCACGACAATATTCAGGCAGCCATCGATTCCGGTGAGCCGCTCAAGGTTCGCAAGGTTCGCTTGGAGATGCACCTGAATGAGTTCTTCGGCTTGTTCAAGCGCTTCAACATTTGCATCTCGAATCATGGGATGCTGGAAGGCAAAGAATTCCAGTTCGATGATTAATCGAGTTTCTTCGCCATGAAAAAGGGCCTGTCCATTGCTAGACAGGCCCTTCGTACTTGGCAAGGTTTACTCACCCCATTTGGTGCCTGGTGGGAGCTCCAAGGGCTTGATGTAGACGACCTCGTCTTCAATAGTGCCGAGAACTGGAATTCTGCGCAGCCCTGGAGTAGTTTCTTTGGTCAACCGCTCGATCAGATCGGCAGCTTTTTGTGCAGTGGCATCTCCCTGGCGCAGGTCTTTGATGAGTTGCGATATCTCGGTGCTGTTCATATTTTCCATTCGGGAAACCTCTATCAAGTTGCATCGTCGTGCGCCTTCTAGGGTAGCGCAGAAAATTCAGACGAGAAAAAAGCCGGCGTTTGCCGGCTTTGTTGCTTTCAATCTGTTTAGAGCTTTTTGACCAAGTCGGGAAGGTTGACCTCGCCAGCAGCGATCGCTGCCAGCTCCGCCTCGGGAAGTACCGAAAGAAGACTGCTGGCTCTGCGGTCGAGCTCCAGCTTTGCCATGTGGCTCCAATCTGGGTAGTTGATAACGTGCTCGCGGCCGGCGGGATTGTTGCGTGTGTATCCGTTCAGATAGTCGGTGAGGCTTTGTTCAATGCTGGTCATGTTGGTCTGATTTGCTTGGTTCGTCGTCATGGACACCATTGACGCTCTGACTGGCCAGATGTCCAAGCAGTATCTGGCGTGTCCGACGCGTTCGTCGGACACTGCTCAAGTGCTTGACTGGGCTCTTAGAAAAGCCCTGCGGGTTCGGCCTCGCGGTTCCAGCTGTAGATCACTAGCTCGCCGCGCTCTACACGATTGGCTGCGCCGCCCACGGTGTAGTCCAGTTTCAGATCCTCCATCTCGAAGTCCTTGAAGCACTCCCTGATCGCAGGGTGGTCGTTGATGCTGATGACGGCCTTGCCCTTGATCGCCTTCAGCTTCTTGGCCATGAGCTCGTACTGCTCCCAGGGGAACGGCACGCCATAGCCTTCGGTCTCCCAGTACGGCGGATCCATGTAGAAGAGGGTGTGCGCGCGGTCGTAGCGGTCGATGCAGGCTGCCCAATCGAGTTGCTCGATGTAAGTACCAGCAGCAAGGCGCAGGTGGGCGGCAGACAGGTTTTCCTCGATGCGCAGCAAGTTGATCGCCGGGGCCGTTGTGGCAGTGCCGAATGACTGGCCAGCTACCTTGCCGCCGAAGGATTGGTGTTGCAGGTAGAAGAACCGTGCGGCACGCTGAATGTCCGTCAGGGTCTCGGGCTTCGTGTCCTGCATCCACTTGAAGACCTGGCGGCTGGTGAGCGCCCATTTGAACTGGCGGACAAACTCCTCGAGATGGTGGGTCACTACCCGGTAAAGATTTACCAGATCCCCGTTGACGTCGTTGAGTACTTCGACATCGGCGGGGTGCCGGGCGAAGTAGACGGCAGCGCCGCCTGCGAATACTTCAACATAGCAGTCATGCGCTGGAAAGCGCTTGAGCAGCATGTCCACCAGGCGGCGTTTGCCGCCTATCCACGGAATGATTGGGTTGGTCATTTATCTCAGCTACTGGCACGCTTTGGTGCTCTTGAGGGGCGCGCTGGGCGCTCAGCTGATTGAATGCTCCGCATCTGGGGCATTTGATAGATAGACGAGTGTATTCACCTTCGCCCAGTTTGCGGCGGCAGTTGCCGCAGCGAATTTCCTGCATATGCTCTTTCCGAGGGGAAAAATTGGCTAGACTCGTCACGCTGTCGCGACAGTGGCGGGTCTTCGCCTGGCATGCAGGCCCGTTCTGCTGTTGGGGTCTTGCTCGGGTGTTACAGCACCTTTGCAAGTCGCCCGTCTTTTTTGATTTCGAGAAACCCGCTGTACTCAGGTCGGCGGGTTTTTTTTCGCACCCGATCGCAGCGGCCGTGCGCAGAACGAACAAGCGCGTGGCTCGGGGTGGTTGATTGGTTAGCGCCATCTGTCGCGCTTGTCGCCACGGTCGCTAGCTCGCTTGCTCATTTGCAGTCCTTCATGCAGTGACCAAAGCAACCGAGTGACATGCACTCTGGCCGCTGACAGTCTCTTGATTGAGGGTGCTGCTTCTGCTCTGGAACATTTTTTGGCGCTTTGATGCTTATTGATGTTCCAACAGCTCCGGAAGCCTTGATGGGCTTCAATTCACTTGGAACATTTTCTGAAACAAAGCTGGAATTCCCGCGTAAGAATGTTCCAGCAAGTCCTTTGCGCTTTAGGTAGTCCAGCGCGCGGGTGCCAATTTCGCTGTCTGGTGAGGATTTGCGCAGTGTGTGGACTAGTTGACGCACCAGCATCGCCAGTTCGCCCACTGTCCTTTGATGCGATCCGCAGGGCGTTTCGCACAGTGATTGGCATGGCTCCCCAGTGGTGGGGCAGTAGTCATCACGGTGATAGCTCATGCTTGTCCTTTTGCGTTGCCGTTCGAGGCTCATCAAGCACCGAGCCATCTTTCCCGCTCCAGTTGTTGCAGATCGAATTCGGCGTAATGCCGAAGTAGTGGAGCCCGCAGTGCTGGTTCTTGCGGAACGTGTTGCTGTTGGTGCTCAGGCGTATCTGGGCCTGCCGGTAGTGCTTGCAGTTCATGCAGCGCGGCACGTCGCCCTCAAAGCCGACGCGCTTTTTCAGTTGACCGAGTTTGCTCATCGTGTGTCCTTCGCACGGACCATGGCGCCGCGTTTGTCCACGGGAACAACGTGCTTGCCTCGCCAGCGGTAGCCAATGGGCGGGAGTAGCGTGCGCCATACCCAGGCGAATTTGTAGGCAAAGTCGTCTGGACCATACCCATAGGCTCCCATCAAGTAGTACGCACGCTTATCGCGCTTGCTCAATTTTCTGAGCTTGGAGCGTTGATCACGTTCAAGGTCGTGGGCCCTACTCATCACTCGCCTCCTTGCGCTGCCTGGGCGGCGCGCTGTGCTCGTGCCCAGTTGGCCATTACGCCAGCTTGGGCCTTTTCGAGGGTGCGTTCGTTGAGCAACACGCTGGCGTTGCATCCGATGTTTGTGCAAAAGATGCGTGCCTGAAACAGCGACACGCTGCCAAAAGCTTCGTTGTTGACGCTGGAGCGCATGAGAGCCGTGTGGGCGCAGAACGGGCACAGGGGTATGACCCCGCTGCACATGGCTATCTTCAGCTCCAGTTCGTTGGGTGCCAGATCTTGCTTAGCCATTGCTCTGCACTTTCTGCGCTTGGGCGCGCTGTGTGGCATTAACTGCATTCGCCTCCACGTGAGCAATGAGCGCATCATGGTCTTCCCGGCTGCGGATTACCGGGTTCGCCAGGGCGAAGGCCTGCTTCGCAGACTGGTAACGCTTGATGATTGGGGGCAGCTCGCTGCTGATGGTGGCGAATAGGCTGCGCAAGCCTGCCTCATGCGGTTTCAGGTAGTGCTTGCCCATCTGCTTGTAGAAAACTTCAAGAAAGCTATCCGTGCCATAGCCCGCAAGCGCTTCAAGCGCCTGCACTTCGGCCATGGTCAGCTTGATGTTCACATCCACTTCGATGCGTGGCCATTGAGTGAGTCTGTTCATTCAGGGTCCTTAAATGCAGAACCCCGCTCTGTGGCGGGGCTCCGGTTATCGATATTCCCGAGCGGGAAATTTGTGCGTTCAGGCGGTCGGTTTTGCTGTTTCATTCCCGTTCGGGAAAGTCGGGGAAGGGCGCTCACTTGCTCTGCTCCTTCTGCGTTCTTTCCTTGGCTGCTGCATGGGCTACCCTGCGCGCTTCCTTATCGGGGTCAAGTTGTGCGCCGCGCTTGGCTTCCTCGAAAGCCTCCTTTGCGGTCTTCGATGCAGAGTCAGTCCACCAGCCGTCATAGGCATACGATCCACAAGGGGCCGTCACCCGGATGTACCAGTTGTCCTTTCGGCTCTCGCGCTGAACTGTGATGGAGTGCTTCTTGAAAGTGCGTGTGTATTGCATTCACTCACTCCCATGCGCTGTCTGGGCGGCGATGGCGGCGCGGATTGCCTCGCGCGGCGTCGATCCGGTGCCATGGTGATTCGGCTGTCCCTCGTCGTTGTAGATCTCGGCGTCCCATGGGCCTTCGTACTCGGGCACCACAGCGATGCGCTGCCTCTCCATGGCATCCAGCAGAGCGCTGTCATCGGACTGGGCGCTGATAGCGACCCGATCACATTCCCGTTGGATTAAGTGAATCTGGCCGGCACGGTATTTCTTCTCGCACCGAGGGCAGTGTGCATAGAGGGTGGCGTGCTCGCGGCCGATTCCGTCGATGGCTCCGCGACCCATTCGCATGTACTCGCCACCGCTGTAATCGTGCTCGCGCGATTTGTGGCCGAACAATTTGCACAGGATGCTCATGCTGTACCACCTTCCTTTGCTGTAGCGATAGCGGCGCGGTTGATGCTTGCGGTGCTTGGTGCTTCGGCGTATGCCCAATGAGTCCAAGAGTCCTCGTAGATCGGACTCGGGGCGACAGGTCCATCGACGGTGTTTGTGTCCTGGCAGTACAGCCAGATCAGATCGTCGCAAGTGGGTAGCGTGCTGATGTCCTGCCATTCGTTACCCGCATCCCGCGCGTGTGCCTGAGCAGCCAGCTGCAGCCTGCGCAGTTGATCGCGAGTACCTGATACATCGCAGACCTCGTCCTTGATGGGAGTTCCGCCGTTCATGCTTCGCCCTTCTCCTGATGCGCCGATGAACGCAGCAATAAGCCGCGCCTCTGGCGACTCATGGCCGCACCATTTGTCGATCGCAACCACGGCCACTCGATAACGGCTGATTCGTTCATCGGCCGCATTCATGTCCCTGCGAAGTACGCGAATGGCCAGGTGTTGTTTGACGGACCATACGAAGCAGATGTAGAACCCTGCGATATAAATTGCTTCAGCCATCACTCCCCCTTTGCTGCCGCGATAGCGGCGCGGGCTGCGGTGAGGCCCGCATTCAAGATGCCTCGGTACTGCTCAATTGACGCTTTCGCAACTTCGCCATTCAGAGCATCGGAAACATTCATGGCTTCGGCTTGCATAGCCTCGTGGTAGGCATCGCCTGCGGGTGTGTCTAACAGAGTGGTTGCCCAATGCAGCCCGCGCAGCAACTCCGCATCCCGCGTGTCTGCCTGCGCCAAAGAATCAATGGTGGGTTTGAGCATTCGCGCCAAATCAACCATCGTCACTTCTGGCAATTGCACTCGGCCATTCGAGATTGGGAATGGACCCGCAGTGCCAATTTGTTCAAATTCAACAACCACCTGCGCGGGAAGTCCGGTAGCAGTAGCCAGAAGGGCGCGCAGCTTCGTTTCGATGGTGCTGCGCGCCTTATCCATCCCGGTCACAAAGTAGTCCTGCACCAGCCCCATCACTTCCGTGACTGCCGCATCGGTCTCAGGCAGCACCACTGGCGCGGCTGCAGGTGTCTTGCTAACCCACTCATCAGGAATCAGGCTGCTGCATTCAAGGCAAGCCTCATCGTTGCAGTTAGGAAGATGGTTCTGGCGTGGCCCCAACATTTTCTCGCCATCTGCAGCGCCGGCTTCTGTGGTGGCGGCAAGCGCCCATTGATAGCCTTCCCAGCCGAATCGCAGGCGAGGCAAGTCGTCGCCGTAGGTTGCGCCTTCGCGCCAACTTTTAACCTCTGCAGCCAGCTGCTCCACAGTCTCATCGCCATGGCGCGACTTGTGCCATTCGGTCGCATAAGCCAGCTCAAATGCTTCTTGAGCATCAGGCACTGCCACGGCTTCGGGTTCTTCCAGAGGTTCTTGCCTGGCTCGCTTTTTCCCTTCGTTGTAGCCAATTCTCCATGCCGCATCACAGCCCCATTCACTGCTGTATGGGTTTGCGATCTCAGAATTGCTCCAGCCAGCAGTCAGCCCTTTGCCCATACCTTGCACGTAAGCGGTGGTGATGGCAATGACTTGGCTGTCTGTGATTTCAGGTGTCTTGTCTTGCATATAGGTGGCTCCCAGAATGAGAAAAGCCCGCGGCGGCGGGCTGGGGTGTTGGTTAGGTGGCAGATGCTTGTTGCTTCGCGTTGTCGTAGGCCTTGATCCCCCAGGCGATGGCATAGCAGTTCCAGAGGAAATGGAATTTGAATTCCTTGCAGTTCCACTCCCAGCAGTCATCCATCTGAAAGCCAGGCACGTCATCGCATCGAAAGTCGCGGGCAGCGTCGTAGGCTCGCACTTCGCCATCATCGGCAGTCGATAGAACTTCATCGTTCAGAGCACTCCAAAGCGCGGCCTTGTCGTCGCTGAATTTGTCGCGCTCCGCCTGGGTGCTGTATTCAGCATCGGGTTCGCTGCACTCCGCCCAGCTATCAAATGCCTCTTTGACATGCTGCCGAAAACTATCGGCACTAAATTCCATGACATCCCTTGGCGCCGGCGCGAGCAGCTTCTCGTCCCAGTAGCCAGGGTTGATTGCCAGTCGATCGGCGCGTCCTGTTTTGTTGAAATGCTCTTGATCAGTGCGAAAGAACTCGAACATGTCCTGCAAGCGTCGGAATACGAAAGTTCCCATATCACCATCGATGCACAGCGTGCCTGGCCAAGTGATGATGTCGAACCAGTAGGCGCGGCTGTTCGGATCTTTGAACCGCAAATGACGGTTCACACCGTCGTCGCGCACGACTTCCATCTGGTGTGCTTGCGCATCCTTGAGGAAACGATCCTCGGTGCATGCAATTTCTCGGGGCATTCGTGTCTCCAGAAATAAAAGCCCGCTCAGTGGCGGGCTGGGGTGTTGGTGGTTAGGCGACTTTTCGCAGCTGGCCCGATTCGCTGTAGTTCGCGGCCACGATCAGCCGCATGGGTAGAGGGCTGACACTGTTGCCGGCCATCCGTACCTGTGCCGTTTTCGTCAGGGGCTTGCCTGCGGCCGTGCGATCAATGATGTAGTCCGACGGGAAGTCCTGAGCGTTGTAGAGCTCGCGCGGCACCAGCATGCGCAGCGTGATGTCTACGATCACCCATGGCTCGCCCTTGAGCCAGACGGTCACCAGTGCCAGGCGGTCGCGTGTGGTGATGGTCGTTGCCGGCTCGCGCAGATCAGACCATTGGCCGCCGCTTCCGTGGTACCGCATGAGGAATGCAGCGCAGCGCAGAGCACCGGCTTCGTCCTCTTTGCCCAGCTCATAGCGCAGCAAGGCGTGATGCTCGCCGCCTGCTGCCACCACTGGCACCGGTTCGGTCATGGCCTTGCCAGTGCTGTTGCGGCGTAGGGTGGTCAGGTGAGCTACGGCCAACTGCTGCTGGCTTCCGCTTGTTGTGACTGTGGACATGCCGCCGCGCAGGTCACGTGCTGGGGTGGTGTTGAATCCGCCATTGGCTTGGACCATGAATGCAGTTGCCAGGCTCTGGCCGCCACCGCTGGCGGTGATCGTGCCGATGGGGCCCCTGATGTCGTTGGTGCCGTGGCTGCGGCGCTTTGTCGCGCCAGTGCCCTCGCCATGGCCCGCTTGCACAAGGTAGGCAGAAGCTGTTGCGAACTTGTTGCCACCAGCAACCACGGTGCCGAAGGCCTGCTGCAGATCCAGAGCGCGCGGCTCCTGACCTTCTCGCTCTCCATAACCCATCTGAACCAAGGTGCGAGCCGCGCCCTCAACGATGAAAGGATCCTTGCTGCCCAGCACGTATTTCTGCATGCCGTGGGCTATGCGGCGCATCGTGGCCTCGGCCAGATCTTTCTTACGGCCGAATATGCTGGTACCGGGAATGCTCCAGTCGATGCACTCTGCAGACCATTTGTGCGGCTTGAGTTTGCCTACTGGCTTCTTGGCATGTGTCTTCTCGGGCCAAACGATGGGCAGACCGTCGCGGCGGGCGATCATATAGAGCCGGGTCCGGGTGCTCTTGCAGCCGACATCAGCATTGCAGAGCACGCGCCACTGCACGACATAGCCCTGATTGCGCAGCATCTGCACAAAGCGATTCCAGGTCTTGCCAAGCTGCTTCTTGTCTGGCACCAGATACTGGTTATGGCGCGGCACGCGCTCGCCTGGGTCTGCTACGCGGTAGGTGGTCTTGCCCTTGGCAGTCTTCAGCTTGTCCAGCGTGACAACGCGGCCGGTTTCAGGGCAGCGCTTGGCAATAAGCCTGCACCAGAGCAGCATCTGCTCCACGTTCTCCAGGGTGATGACATCCGGCTTGGCAATGCCGCCCCAGCGCGGCACCACCCAGGCCAGAGAGCGGATCTCTTTGCTGCGCGGCTGGCCGCCCAGCGCCTGGCTGTGGTGGGTGCAGTCCGGGGATGCATGCAGCAGGCCTACCGGCTGCCCGCCCGTGGCTTGACGGGGGCAGACCTCCCAGATGTCGGCGCGGTAGTGGCGCGTCTGAGGGTGGTTGGCTTCATGCATGCCGATGGCGTCGGCGTCATGGTTGATCGCAATGTCAACTGGGCGGCCGATGGCCTGTTCAATGCCTGTGCTGGCTCCACCGCCACCGGCAAACAGGTCAATCACCAGCTTGGCAGACAGTGCCAGTACAAATTGAGGGGTAAGCATAGGGTTCCAGAAAACAGAAAGCCCGCTCAGGGGCGGGCTGTGATTCATTAATGTGTGCTAGAAGGTCGACTCTTGAAGATCTATGAATGAATCGAAGGTGTGCGCATAGCTCCCAGTAGCGCAGCCTCTTCAAACGATGGGGCAGTGCCAGAAGATTGAAAGTGCCAATAGTCGGGATCGTTACCGCCCCCAGAGATGAATACGGCACTCAGGTCCATGCCGCCGAGCCAGCTCTTCCAGTGGCCATCGGACTCGCGCCACCAAGTCAGTGCCCCGACTTGGCGGCTTTCATGCTGGTGGCCTGTGGCGCGCTGCAATGCCGTGGGGATGTCAGGCGCGTAGTCGGTTACTCTCACATATCGCCTACCACCAAGCGTCAAGAGCGATGACCAACGTATGAAGTTGCCATCCACTTTGGCGTGCTCTCCTGCAGGGGAGATGCTCAGCGTCAGCTGATGACCATTTTCGAGCTCGATGTGCTTCGATAGTTCTGCGGGATGGTCATGGCTTGTCATGAGAAAGGCACTCCAGCCGTCCAGGCTGCCCGTGCCGTCCGCATAGGTTGGACTCCAATGCCAGTCGGCCGTGCTGATGCCATTTTCGTCAACCCAGGCGATGGCCTTGTGAGGCGTGTAGGTGGTGCTCATAGATACTCCAGATACCAAAAAGCCCGCTCAAGGCGGGCCGGTGGCTTGTCATAGATGACTGCACATCTATGAATGAATGGGGTGGGGGTTTAGGCTGCTTTCCGCAGTGGAGGAATGGGGCAGCTTTGCACGCGCAGATGGCCCAGGCCTTTGAGGGTGTTGCGGTAGCAGCTGACGATTGCGGCCTCGAGCTCTTGCGCCACATTGACGCCAGCGGCGATGATCTGGCCGTCCTCGGTGATGATGGCCAGCTGCGCGGGCTTGCCGTGGAAGGTTGCCTTCGGTGGCTCGTGGCTGACGGTGTGGATGTAGACGCCTTCGATGGCGCCTGTGGCTTGTTCACCCAGCATGGCGGTTCTCCTTTGCCTTGATGCGTGCCTGCTCAGCCTGCACGCGCGTGACGGTGTTGTGTGCTTCGAGCATCTGCTGTGGACTGCTTGCGTCCATGATGGTCTGGGCATAGCTAAGAGCCTCTGCCACCGGAGCGATTTCCTCGGGGGTGAGGCGCATGACCTTTGTTTGCTCGTAGCGCTCGCGAAGGCCGTTCATGACGTCATGCGATGGCGCGATCAGATCCACGAGCTTCTGATCAATGTCTGCAGCCCTGGCCATGGCGACATTCAGGGCAGCGGACACCCTAAGAAAGTCGTCTTCTGTGCCGGTGCCTTCGTGCAGGCGCGTGAAGGCGTCCAGCGTGTCGAATCCGTCCTTGAGCGTTTCACCCTCGTCGTAGGGGCGGCAGTGGTTCAACAGGTGGATCGGGTACAGGGACTGTTCTTTCGGCGGTCGTGCCCGCTTGAATCGGGCCGCTCTGCGATCGGCGCGGTTCACTGTGGCAGCTCCTTGACCGTGCCGTCCGGGTAATGCAGGCGGTTGCCTACGCGGCTTGGCAGTGCAAATGCACGCATACGTGAGGCCGGGATGCCGGGCGTGTCCTTGAGCTCGGGGCATTTGTAGGGCTCGCTGTTTCGGCCCTGCCAGGGGTATGTCTGCAGCGGTGCGATCGAGCGGCTTGCGCGGCGCTTCTTGAGTTCGCTGCTGCGCAGCACGGGCGTGGCGTGAGTGATGCTGACCGCGCTGTCCTCACTGGGTTTGATGGGTCGACGTTGCATGGCGGTTTGGTAGAGGAATGCAGAGGTTGTAGATCGCCAGCCAGTGCAGGCCGCACTGACTGTGGAAGGGGTAGGGGCAGGCATCGTTGGGCTTCAGGCCGGCTGCATAGGCTGCCTGCGCCTCACGTTCGACCGTGGCTTTGGGGATGCTGATCAGGCCGGTGACGGCGAAGCAGTGCAGCTTGTCAGGCACAGGCCGCCTCCTTGCTGCGGGCCGGTACCAGCGCACAGCTCAGCACGTTGGCGAGCATTTCGGTGCGTGGTGGGCGGCAGACAAGGGAGTGGATGCGTGCACGCTCCAGGTTTACGACCAGAGCGCGGCCTGGCGTCAGCTCGCTCTTGTATTCGTCCCAGAAGCGCTGCGCGCTCGTGCCTGACCATGTCACTCGCCAGGGCTCAACGTGGTGGTTGCCAAGCCGGTCATAAACCAGCAGCTCCAGCTGGAAGACGCCGCATGCCGCCTTGGTGGCTTGTGGTGGGGTGCGGCTGAGATAGACGGTGCCGGTGTGGTTCATGGTGCCTCCTGTCGCTGGCAATGAAAAAAGCCCACGCGGCATCTGCCGGGCGGGCTGGGTGAATCAATCTGGCAAGCGTCCGGAGAGGGCGCTTGGCAGATTCCCCTCGGGTGAGGGGAGGTGGTAGATCAGGCGAAGGGATAGCCTGCGGGCTCGTGCTGCAGGCGGCGCAGCGCTTCATCAATGTGCAGAGCGCGGCGGCTTCGCTCGGGGGCGTTGGTCATCAAGATGAGAGCGCCGGTGGCCGGCAGCTCTTGCACCCCATGAACTTCCTCGCCGTCGAACACTGTGCCCAGAGCGAAGTGTTTGCGCAGGGCCTCGGCGTGACGGGTCTTGCCCGAGCCCTGCGGGCCGTAGACGATGATGGATTTCTTGTCTGCCATGGTGCTTAGCGGCTCTTCTCGTAGGTGCCGATCAGCACGGTCAGTGTGTTTTCGACCGACTTGCGAATGTCATCGGCAAACTCGGTGGCCATCTGCTCGATCAGCTCTTCCCAGCCCATGGGGCGCAGTGTCATGGTGGGCTTGCCGTCGGTGGTCACGCTCAGGCGCATCACGAATTCGCGCTCGATCAGTTCGGGGTATGGCTTGCACTTCACGATGATGTGCGTGGGCAGCGTTTCCGTGTCGCCTTTGATCGCCACGCTCTCGAAGGCTGAGCGCTGGGTGCTCAGTGCTTGTTCTTCGTGATTCGACCGCGCGATGGCCTCGACAGAGATGTTGCGCACGGCCGTAATTGCCTTGGGCATATCGATGGGCGTATCTCCAGACTTGGCGGTCAGGATCGGTGCCCAGTCCTCCAGCCACTCAGCCATGCCGCGCTGAGTCAGGCCTACATTCATGACCTTTTTGAGCGCGGCATAGGCTGCAGTGGCCTTGAGCTCCAGCGTGGCCCGGCTGGCGCAATGACCTGGCTGGGTAGGGGAGCCCAGATCCAGCACCGCGGTCGCGTTCATAGCGTCAGCGTTCACGAAGATGCAGCAGCCGTCTTGTTTGTGCTCTTGGGTGTATGCCACGAAGTCGTTGATGTAGGGCGTGCGCATCGTGCCAGCGGCGCGTCGGCGCGTAGGCATGAACTGCTCCAGATCCTCGAGCTTGAAGTCATGCGGCAGGGCTGCAGCGGTGAGGTAAGCGCCATCCTCAGGCCGCGTCATCTGCAGCGCAAAGTTGATTTGTTCGATCCGCGTGTCGCGTTGATCGTTGATGTACTGGGGCGGCAGTGCCGCAGCGCTCAGTGCGCCCAGCAGTTGGGCTTGATCGTTGGCCTGTGTGGTCTGTTCGGGGTTGTTCATGCTTGATGTGTCGTATTGCGGAAAAGAAAAAGCCCGCTGGAAATGACTCCAGGCGGGCGGGCTGGTTGTTGCGGTGATGGCTGTTTCAGGCCTTGACAGCAATGCCGGGAATCTTCAGCTGGTTGGCCGGGATGAGCGACATCACGCCATTCGTGCCGACATGCATAACCGTCTTGCGCGTGACTTCCTCGCTACGCTTACCGTCTGCGGTGGGGCGCTGGAACTTCAACGTGTGTGCCACGGTCACCTGATGGGTGCCGGGAATGCGCGAAAGGTGCAGCTTGACGTTGACCTCGCCCACTTTGTCGTTGTCGACCACGCCTGCGGCGACTTCGCCCAGGGCCATGGACAGCATGCGGTCAAACTGGCCGCCGTCCAGATCGGTGATGAACTCGCTCACATTGGTTTGAGCAGCGCTGGTGTTGGGAACTGGATGCATGGATTTCTCCGGTGGTGGTGGCTTGCGCCGGGGTGGTAAATCAGAAAGGTGGTTCTTCGTAGATCTGGGGGCCAGGGGCGAAGTGCATTTCGCCACGCTTGTCGACGTCGTTGAAACGAGATCCATTGGAGATCCAGCGGCGTTTCTTGTTCAGGTGGAAATACAACTCGCGGCCCAGAATATTGCGCGTGAAGGTCTTGTGATCAGGTGCCACGCCATCGAGCTGCACCTTCAGTGCTGGTCTTCGGTTGGCCGTGCCCGGCCAGTAGTAAGTGACCGTGGCTGGAAACTGCTCCCAAATGAGGCCGTTTCTCCCAACCACCACCACGGTCCCCTTGGTACCTATGTTTGCCGTAAAGGTGTGCATGGGACGTGCTCAAGGGAAAAGCGGCGGACTGGCGAGCCCGTGGGCCAGCACCAGGGCGATGCAAGCGCCGAGGATGACGACCCAGGCGACGGCTGTTGCTTTGATCAGGGTGCTCTGTGACTTGCTCAGCGAAGGCATCGGCAGGAAATTCCTTTGTTGAGGTGGCCGAGGTGCTGGAATGCATAGTCAAGTGCGTCCCAGACAGAGTCGGCCTGGTGGCTGATGGACACGCCGCCGCTGGAGAGGATGAAGGTCAGCATGGAGCGGCCTCATTGAAAAGCGACAGGTTGAGGTGGCCGGTAGTGCCAGCACGCACGCGGCGAATGGTCATTACTGGCGGGCGCTTTCGGGGTTTGCGCACTGTGCTGTTGGCTTGCTGTTGAGCCGCCATGGCCTGGCGGTGGCGCTCCCAGGTCTGGGCTACATCGGTCCGGCCACTGTTTCGATACACGAATTCAGGGCTGGTGATGGGCACGCTGGGCATGGTGACGCGGGCTGTCTGCATGGCGGTCTCCTGTGGGTGCAAAAAAGCCCGCTCAGCAATCACGATGCTGGCGGGCGATCGGGAACTAAAAGGCCCGCGTGTTGCGGGCCTTGGGATAGAGAGCCGGTGCCATCGCTGGCAGCCATGGGAAAGAAAAGGTGGAGGGCGGATAAGTTGCTCCCCTGGCCCGGCTGGAAATGGGTGATGGTTGCCGTGTTCGCCCCGGCTTGTTCCTACTTGCAGATTCGCCTTGCGGCTTGGGAGGTTCCAAAGGACTTTCACCTTGATGCTGGCGGGCAACTACCAGTCAGACCATCTTGAGTGCAGCCGGCAATCTGGTGCTTACTGGCTGCACTCAGGATGGCCCCGCTATTTCGCTGCGGGATCGGGTATACGTTCAAATCACATGCGGGCTTCAAATGAATGCACTTCAGGTTGCAAAACTTAACGACCCGTTACCCGATACATTTGAGGGTGGATACGTTCGTAACTACTGATGAGGCGCTATGAAAACTGTACTGTCAGCACTTGCTGCATCCATGCTTGTTTTGAGTTTCAGCATGCCTGTCTCAGCGGCTGGTAAACAGTCGAAGCCCAAGGCGACTGTTGTTGAAAAGGAAACGGGACCTGTTGGATTTGGTCCATTGAAAATCGGGATGACGAAATCCGCTGTTGAAGCGCTGACGTCGGGCGATGTCTATCTAGCTTCGCCCTTGGAATTGGCGCCGGTGAAGAACGCGGAGCCAGATCCGACAAAGGAGCGTTACTCCAGCACTCTGATGACACCAGTATCTACAACGCCAGTCAAAATCAGCCTGACGTTCGTAAATGGCGCTCTGTCGTTCTTGTCAATGTCGGCAACGGAGCAGAACTCCGTCATCACAAAGTTGTCGAGTCAAGTGCAGGAAAAGTACGGCGAAGGTAGCTTCTCTGACAACACGCGAGACGAGCAGTGCCTGTATAGGAATGGAGCCAACTTCACTATCAAGAACGGTGATGCAGCTCGTATGTGGTCGCAGCAAGGAAGTGGTGGAACAACCATTCAGACCACTTTCCGGCGTGCGCTGATGGACATGTGTCCATCAAATCTGCGTTACGACGGTATCACGAAGATGACTCTGGAAATGCTCTCGATTGAAGAGCTACAGCAGGCTAAGCAGCCTGCTGCAAAGAATCTTTTTTGATTTCACTGTGATAAGTGCACCTGGCACCATCAGCCCGATGATGCCAGGCACTACAACCGTTACCGCGCCACGGCTGGTGTCAGGCGCTGCACCGAAGTGCAGAACACTGCTATGAGCCTCGGCACACGCCACACAGGTCATGCCTGGCGTGCTCAGCTCGGGGAGCAGTGATTTACCAGTCTTCGCGCAAGGCCTGCAGCTGGTGGGAGCAGATTTCCGATGGCATCGCGGCGCTTCGCAGCGGGGCGTGCTGGACACATTTATCCGGCAGTTTCGAGAATGGTGAAGGCGGCCAGCTGGTTGACGGTCCAGCCGACCTCGGGGTGTTCCACATCTGCGCGCTGCTCCATAACGCCCCCCTGTTGCAGCCATCGCCTTGCGTCAGATTGTCAGTCTGCGCAGGTAGCCGCCTTCACCACTCTCTTTTTAAAGGACCGGGCTGATGCCCGGTCGATGCCGCGCTGCCCATCACGTTTTTTGTGATGGGTTGACTGTAGCTATTCGCTAGAAATGGGGCAAGCGAATCGCTAGAAATGTTGACTAGCGAAAAAGGTTATTCGCTATTTTTGTAGCGATTAGCCGCCTTGCCGGTAGATGAACTCGCCTTTGATGACAAGCATGTCAGTGCTCTCCGGAGGGATGCGTTCATCAGGGAATCTGCCTTTGTTGAGATTTCTGCTTTCAAGGACCCAAGCTCCATCGATGTCCCTCCGGAGCTGCTTGATCTTCAAGCCGTCTGGGTGCTCGATCAGAAAAATGGTCCCGCTTCTAGGGGTGGTTTTTGTGGTGTCAAAGATGACGATATCGCCGTCCACGATGAAGTCCGACATGCTGTCGCCATTCGCTCTTATTGCGAGCGCATCGGTGGGCTTGATCTTGTAGCGTTGGAACCAGCTTGATTCTTTGGTAAGCCGGCCCTTCAATTTGGTCTCCGTGTTGATGCTCCCACCGCCACAAGATCCCTGGGCATCCCAATAGTCAATAAATAGCGTCTCTCCACCATCATCCTCTTTGGATTGAAGTGCTAAATCGAGCAATTCAGCATTCGACCCGTTTTCCTCTCCACCCAGTGCCTTTGGAAGATTTCTATGGCTGTCAAACCAGCCCCTGCCTAGGCCCCACTCATCCTCGATTTTTTCTGCGGCCTGATCCCCTAGCGACCTTGGATTCTGGGTGCCATCTTTTTTGGGTGGCAGGAGGGTGCCATTCAGTATTTGTGTCAGTGTTTGATAGTTCAAGCCAGCCGCATCTGCGACTGCTCTAACCCCCCCTGGGACTGCGTCACAGAGGAGTTGAAGTTTGCGCTTTCTGCGCTCAGCTGCTGTTTCCATAGTTACTTTCTAGCAAACCGCTATTAGCGAATCTAGCTAATCGCTTGCTGACCATCTAGCGAATCGTTAGAATCGCTATATGGCTACACCATCCTTCACCCCTGATGAGAGGCGCGCTTTAGCTGCCCGAGTCGGAGTCAGCGAGCAGTACCTCTATCAATGCTTGACCGGCCGGCGCGATATGAGTGCGCCTGAAGCGCGTCGTATTGAGACTGCGACAGGGGGCGTGCTTACGAGACTCATGCTCTGCCAGAAGACCTGGTCTTTGATCTGGCCCGAGCTGGCAACCCAAGGCGGCACCCATGAACAGGTGAGCGCCGCCCATGGCTAAGGTCCGCACCTTTCTCGATCAATACGCACCAGCCACCGTTCGCGGCGTTCTGCCCGTTCATGAAGGCTGGGTTTGCCTGTCCTTCGACCAGTGCGGCAGCGTGGTTCGCATGCGTTTGTCTGTGGAGCAGCTCAAGGCTTTGCAGGCAACGGTGGCCTTGGCTGTGGCTGGCTTTACTCACGCTGTGACCCTCCCGCACAAGCCGCGCAACGCGGCAATGGTGGCGGGTGGTGCGGAGTTGGTCTGCTCCATGCGAGATGAGCACGCCTGCACCCAGCGCTCGAGCTTCTCGGCAGAGAAGCCTGCAGATCCTTCGGCCTCCAGCACGAATATCAGTTGGCTGAGCAGCAGCTCGACGGCTGATTCCCAGGGTGTTGGCGAGGTGGTGGTGTTGGACATACCAGTTAAGGGGGTTGGTCGCTGATGTCTCTAACTATCTCAATTCAAGGCCTGCCGGGATACGGCGATGAGCAGGGCGAGGCCGACAGTGCCGCTGGCATGGATCTGGTGGACGCCGCGCAGATGACGGCCCAGCATTTCCCTGGTGGTGTGCCTGCACTGGCCAAAGCCATGGGGGTGTCGCCCAACACGCTGCAGCACAAGCTCAATACCAACAACGATCGCTACATCCTGGGCCTGAAGGAATCGCTGCTCATCCAGCAGGTGACGGGCAATAACGCGGTGTTGCATGCCATGGCTGCTGCCCTTGGCTTCACCTGCACTCGTGCTGTGGCTGATCAGTCGGGTGGCGATCCGATGGAGGCGTTCTGGCGCTTCCAGCAGGAGATGGTCGACTTCACCCAGCAGGCGACCAATTGCTTCAGGCCTGGTGCAACGCCATCGCGCAATGCACATCGCCGGCTGGAGTACCACGCCAATGAACTGGCTGCAGCCCTCAACCATATGGTGGCCGCATCAGCAGCCTTGCTCCCCAAGGATAGGGACGCAGTTTGATTTCAGCGCGCGCAACGGCAAAGCATTCACTCGGCCAGTCTCTGTCGGACTGCGTGGCCTGTGGTGGTTACTCCCATTCGATTCGTGTGAATGGTTGCGCGCGCTCTTTTATTGCCACGGCATCGGCATCGACAGACAGCACGCCGGGGGGTGACAGCCCTGGTGCAAGCACAAGAAACACAAGCATGTTCAATCCCTCAATCAGTCGCCGCGCCGCGCCGCGTGGGGCTTCGCCGTTCCCCGCCCCCCTTCGGTTTAGAAGAAGGCGCACACACGTTTCGTTGTCAGTTGGAGCGGCTCTGCGCGCTGCGTCGGGCATGTGGTTCGCATGCAACACCGATCACGGGTCCTTCCTGGCCTTCTTGCATGCGGGTAATTCGATCCTCGTCAAGTCTGTAGTTAGCGAGGCAGGAAGTTACTGACATGTCCTCCAACTATGACAACGTACTGAGCCAGCTGCAGGCGGCAGGCCTGCTGGTTGACTCGCTTGAGATTGGTCGGTTGCGCCGCTGCCGCACAGCCGATGGCGGGCGAGAAAAGCGCGGGTGGTTTCTGCTGCATGAAATTCGCCTGGACAACGGCAACGACCTGATCGTTGGCAGCTTCGGGGTCTGGCAAGGCAACGAAAACAATGCTCGCAAGGTTGAGATCAGCAAGAACGAGCTCAGCCGCGAGCAGGCAGAGGCACTGCGCAAGCGACTGGCCGAGGACAAGCGCCGCTCGGAGCTGGAACGCAAGGCCGAGGCCGATCGGGCTGCTGCTCGCGCTTCGGCCGCATGGAAAAAGTGCGATGCCACTGGCGAGAGTACTTACCTGCAGCGCAAAGGTGTGGCCGGGTACGGAGTGCGCTACTCGCCCAGCGGGGCGATGGTCATTCCGCTGCTCGACACCAGCAACAACATTCACGGTCTGCAGATCATCCGCGGCAAAAACCGCAAGCCGGGCACGCAAGAGAAGGAATACTGGCCGGTTGGCTTGATCAAGAAGGGCCGGTTCCATCTGATCGGCATGCCCACGGCTGGCGGTCTGCTGCTGCTGGTTGAAGGCTATGCGACAGGTGCCAGCCTTCATGCCGCGACTGGCCTGCCGGTGGCCGTGGCCTTCGACGCGAACAATCTCGTGCCCGTGGGCGAGGCACTGCGCGCGCGGTACAAGGGCCTGCGAATCCTGGCCTGCGCCGATGACGACAACACGCAGAAGTGCCACGCCAGGAATGAGGCCGAGTCGGTGCGCCAGGGAAAGCACGTTGAGTGCAAAACCCGAGTCTGGGTGGCCGACGGCCCGAAATGCCCTCACTGCGGCGAAGATCACAAGGCCGGTAATGCCGGCGTGAGCATGGCCAGCACTTGCGCGATGCAGGTGGGCGGCTCGTGGCTGGCCCCTGCGTTCGCAGATCCAGCGGCCGTGCGTGAGGCCTGGCTGAGCAAGGGCGAGAAGTTCAACGACTTCAACGACCTGCACCTGGCAGAAGGCTTGCACGTAGTGCGCGACCAGATCGAGGTCCGCCTGCTGGAGCTTGGCTGGCGCTCGCGCAATGCAGCCAAGGCCTTGCTCAATACACAGGGGGGCGGGGAGGCGGGTGTTCTCGCGCCGCTCAAGCCTATTGATAGCCTTGATGAACTGCTGGAGCGCTACTCGCTTGTCTACGGGCAAGGCAGGGCGGCGTTTGACCACGTTGAGCATTGCTTGGTTTCGTTGACAGATATGCAAGATATCTGTCTAAGTCGTGACATCTATCGAACTTGGGCGGAGCATCCTGAGCGCCATATCGTTCGTCGCCAAGAGGTTGGGTTCGATCCCGCGGAAACCGATCCAAAGATCACATGCAATATGTGGGCAGGCTGGCCTACCAAACCGAAGGCCGGCAACTGTGAGAAGTTGCTTGATCTGCTTTGGCACATGTGCTCTGCCGAGTCGCAGAAGGATGACCTCTTCATGTGGGTGCTCAAGTGGCTGGCTTACCCACTGCAGCATCCTGGCGCCAAGATGAAGTCGACCATCGTCATGCACGGGCCGCAGGGTACGGGCAAGAACATGTTCTTCGAGGCTTACATGGACATCTTCGGCGAGTACGGCTGGACGATCGACCAGAGCGCTATCGAGGACAAGTTCAACGACTGGGCCAGCCGCAAGCTGTTCCTGATCGCTGATGAGGTGGTGGCGCGTTCTGACCTGTACCACGTCAAGAACAAGCTGAAGGCCTTCATCACGGGCGACAAGATTCGTATCAATCCGAAGAATTTCGCTGCCTACTACGAGTCCAACCACGTCAACATGGTCTTCCTCTCGAACGAGGCCATGCCCGTGGTGCTTGAGGAGGATGACCGCCGTCATGCAGTGATCTGGACGCCGGAGAAGCTCTCGGCCGACTTCTACAAAGCAGTAAAGGCTGAGATTGATGCAGGTGGTGCCGCTGCTCTTTACGACTTCCTGCTGCAGCTCGAACTGGGAGACTTCACGAACGCCACCAATCCGCCCATGACGGATGCTAAGCGCGAGCTGATCGACCTGAGCCTGGATAGCCCCAGCAAGTTCGTGAAGGTGTTTGAGGCGGGCGACCTGCCCGGCTTCCCGGCAAAGGGTGCGCCAGCGCTTCTCACGCCTTGCCTGATGTCGGATATGTATGAGCTCTACAAGTGGTGGTGCACGTCCACCAATGAGCGGGCGCTGACTTTGCCGCGATTCTCAAACTCGATGACGCGTAAGCACAAGGGCGAGGTGTTGCGCAAGCGCTATCGCCTGGATGTTCATCAGGTCAGAGGGCCGGTCAGCGTTTGCTATTTGCCGGGTGGCAATGAATTGCCGGCAGGTTATAGCGAAGTTGATTGGCTGGGCGAGCGCATCGACATCTTCAAAAGGGCCGTGCGCGACCTGAAGGGCGGTGTCGCATGAGCATCGCAGCAGTGATTCGCCCAGAACTGTGCGCTATGTGCGGCAGCGTGTGCGGCATGGTGTGCGCTGTTAAGTCATTGATTTTTAAGGTGTGTGCGCCATGTGCGCTATCACCCTTTACGGGGGTGCAGGCGGGCGCGTGCACACACATGCATGCAGGCGTGCGTATGTGTGTGCATGTTCATAGCGCACATAGCGCACACAGCGCACACCTCATACACATCAATCACTTACGTGCTTGTCATGCCGCACAAAATGCCGCACTTCATAGCGCACATCTCTCTACACCCCCCTTTTTGAAAGAAATAGAGATGGAAGAAGAGAAGAAGAGGGTGATTCCCTGCACGCCTGAAAACGCTGCAGAGGTTCGCGCCGCGGTCAAAGCCTGGCCTCAACTGCAGTCGCTGGTGAAGTCTTTGCAGGACGGTGGGCACTTCCCTGGCCTGCGTGCCATGACGTTCACGCTCACAGGCAGCGCGGAGTACGTGGGCAAGGGGATGGGGGCGCTGCACCCAGAAAGCCGCCCCACGGCCCCACAAACCGGCGAGGAGGCGTAATGCAGATCACGAGCAGCATCAAAGGGCTCAAGCCTGTTCAGACCTTGATGGACCGCCTCTCGCGCTCCAAGGTTCGGGAGGCCTCTGTGAAGGCGGTCAATGACGCCGGCTTTGAGGTGCGCCGTGCCATGCAAGAGGAAATGCGCAGCGTTTTCGATCGCCCGACCGATTACATCCTGCGCAGCCCCATGCTGAAGAGGGCGACGGTAGACAAGCCCATGGCCACGATCGAGCCGGAATACATGGGCGGCAAAGGGGTCGACCCCAAGAAGATCCTGAAGGCCCAGAACCTGGGCGGCAAGCGTCGGGACAAACGCAGCGAGGTCGCGCTGCGGCGTGCCGGCATCCTGCCCAAGGGCTACCAGACCGCAATTCCTGCTGAGCCCTTTCCTGGGAGCGAGGACCGCTATGGGAATCTCAAGGGCGGCTTTATCGTCCAGCTGCTCAGCTATTTCCGTGCGTTCGGAGAGCAGGGCTACCGCGCCAACATGACTGACGCCCGGCGCAAAGCTCTGCAGTTGCGCGGCGGTGCCGGCGTGCGCAAGGTGGGCCCGAACATTGGGCGCCGCTACATCCTGGCCTACGGAAAGCTGCGCGGAGGTGCCCGGTGGACGGCCAAAGGCGAGAACGACCGCCGTGCCTCCAACCTGGCGCCGGGGATCTGGGCGGTGGTTGGTAACTCCGGAGCCGACATCCGGCCCGTGCTGATGTTCGTGCGGGCCGGCAATTATCAAGAGCGCCTGGACATGGAGAAGGTGGGTCAGCGTGCTGATGTCGAAAACTACTTGAGCCGCAGAATCCGTTACCGGATGCGGCAGACGGCAGGCGTATGAGCAATATGCAAAGCAGACACCCCGAGACGCTCACATTGAGCGAGTTCAACAGGCACATGGGCTACAAGGGCCGCTTTGTCTATCAGCTGCGCAACGAGGGGCGGCTGGTAATGACTGATGACGGGAAGCTGGTGCGCGTGGCCGAATCCATCCGGCGCATCGCGGAGACGAGAGACCCAAGCCGTGCAGGTGTCGCGGCCAGGCATGCAGCCAGTCGCGGTCATGAGCTGACCAGCCCGGACCCCGCCGAGCCTCCGGACGATGGAGCAGACGCTGGGGAGGGTGATGAAGGGGGCACCGGCAAGAGTGGCTTTCACTTTCAGGACAGCAAAGCCAAGCGCGAGCACTATGCCGCCCTGCGGGAGGAGAACGCCTACCGCAAGGAAGTGGGCGAGCTCATGGACGCTGATGAGGCCATTGGCGCATTTTCAGACGCGGCAGCCAAGATCGCCAGCGTTCTGGATGCAGTGCCGTCGACCGTCGGACCCATGCTGGCAGGCCTGGAGTCCGACGAGGTGATCCGCATTCTGGGCGAGCAGATGGACATCGCCAGAACTGAACTCTCGGCCGCCATCAATAAGCTGGCCGATGAGATCGAGAGCCGTCGAAACGGAGGGGCAGGCGAGTGAGAGCTTTGAATTCAGGTGCTCTGTCGTGCCCGTCGAGGGCATTGCGCTCCATGGCGCGCAGCGTGGCGCCGCGCAAGCGCAGGACGGTCAGTGAATGGGCCGACAAGAATCGGGTGCTCAGCACCAAGGGCTCCAGCCTGCCGGGCCAGTGGCGCACGGCTCGCAATCCGCCTCTGCAGGAGCCCATGGACGCCTGCAGCAACAAGAGCGGCGTGCGTGAGGTGGTGCTCATGTTCCCTATTCAGTTCGGCAAGACAGAGGTGGAGGTGAACGCGCTCGGCTACATCATGGCCGAGAATCCGGGCCCGGTAATGGTCTGCCTGCCCGGCGAAGTCAGCATGGAGAAGTGGGTCAACCAGAAGCTAGACCCCATGATCGAGGAGACCAAGGCCGTCAAGGAAGCCCTGCGAAGCATCTCCAGCCGCAACTCGAGCAACACCAAGACCTTCAAGGATTTCATCGGTGGCCAGCTCTATCTGGAGCACGCCGGCAGCCCGTCCCGCCTCAAGTCCACCACAGTGCGCTTCTTGCTGGTTGACGAATTGGATGAGTTCGCCGCGGCATTGCGCACCGGCGACGACCCGCTGCTCATGCTGGAGGGGCGCACCTCTGCCTTCCCGGCCACCAGCCTGCGCATCTACATCAGCAGCCCTCAGATCAAGGGGCAGAGCCGTATCGAAGAGAAGTTTCTCGCGGGTGATCAGCGCCGGTACCACGTGCCATGCCCTCACTGCGGCCATATGCAGCATTTGCAGTGGTCGGGCCTCAAGTGGGCCCCCGATTGTTCCAAGGCCTGGTACGTGTGCCAGGAGCACGGCTGCATCATCGAAGAGCACCACAAAACGGCCATGATCGCCGCGGGCCGCTGGATTGCCACCAATCCCAATGGCGCGAAGGGGGTACGCAGCTACACCATCAACTGCCTCTATTACCAGTTCGGCCTGGGCCCGACCTGGGCGGAGCTGGCTGCCATGTGGCTGGATGCTCAGGCCGACCCGGCCAAGCTCAAGGTGTTCCTAAATGACCGCCTGGCCGAGACTTGGGAAGACGCCACCATGCGCTCGGTGCGTTACAACGCCATTCAGGAGCGCGCGGAGCAGTATCCGATCCGTGTTGCACCGAAGGGCGTGCTCTGGGTGACCGCAGGGGTAGATACCCAGGATGACCGCCTTGCCTTGCACCTCAGCGGCTGGGGGCGCAGCATGGGACTTTGGGCGCTCGACTATCACGAGTTCCCCGGCGATCCTGCAGACGATGCCGTATGGGTGGCGCTGACCGAATACCTGAATCGACCGATTCAATCGGAGGCCGGTTACCTGCTAGGCGTCGATGCGACAGCTGTTGACATGGGCGGGCACAGGTCCGAGGCCGTCAAGCACTGGGTGCGCCTGGGCCTGGTGCGTCGTCCCATGGTGATTCAGGGCGCCGTGCCCAATAACGCGCCGGTGCTGGGAAAGCCTCGCTTGCTGGACGTCACCCGCAATGGTCAGACTGACCGAAAGGGCGTGCGCGGCTATTACGTTGGCACTGTCGCGGCCAAGAACTGGCTGTTCGGCCGTCTCAGTGTGGACGCTGATCGCAAGCCGGAGGAGCGCTGCACCCACTTTTCGCAGGAGCTGGACCAGTTCTACTTCAAGGGCCTGGTCAGTGAAACCTTCGACCCAGCCAAGAACCGCTACGAGAAAAAGCGCGGAGCCCGCAATGAGCCGCTCGATACGGCCATTTACAGCTATGCCGCTGCGCATCACCCCGAGCTACGCCTGCACCGCAAACGCGAGATTGACTATCAGCTGCGTGAGCAGTTTCTCGAGAGCCAGCTGGCCGGGAGAAGCGATGGCGTACTGCTGCCGGCCGACTCCGGCAGTCCCTTGGTCTTGCCGGAGCCAAAGCCCCTGCCAAAGAAGCGAAGTGTTTTCACCCCCATCAGCCTTTCATAAGACATTCACGCCACTTTAAGCTATAAAAATATGAGTAATAAACGCCTTGAACTGATCGATATCCTGCGTGAGGAGCTGAATGCTGCAGGTCTGTGCTTCGGTGTCGATCGCGCTACGGACCTGACTGAAAGCGTGCTGCGCCGTGTCGTCACCCGCATTGGTGGGATGAATGCCTATGCCCGCAACACTGTCCGAAGCCGCAAGGAAGTCCGGGCCGCCGTTCTACGCGAGTTTGATGGAAACAATAGCCGGGAAGTGGCGCGCAAGCATGGAGTGTCAACTCGGACGGTCTATCGATGGGTTGCGGGTAGTCGCGATTGCTCTCAAAACAATATTCAGTAGTGCACCGTTTTTTTTCATTGAGGCAGCGGCTTTATATCGTTGTCGGGGAGGATTTTTATCCCATCCGAACTAGATTGCTCCTTAGTGTTGGCATCGTCGTCGTTGATAAGAGCGGGAGTGGCTGTTTCTTGTATCCCTCCAAATAGCTCTCGCGTGAAGATGATCTGACGCTCTTCTCTCAATCGTTGATTCTCAAGAAGTTCAGACTTGGTGTCTTGCAGAGATTTCAGAGCGTCCCTATAAAGTTGTGGCATCCCTTCGTCAGCAAGTCCTGCATTGGCAACAACGTGTGTGCGCAGACGGATGGCCTTCATACCGAGATCTGCATATTGCATTCGTCGTTGATAGAAGTAATCGTAGTAATCGGGTGGGTCTGGTTCAAAATTGGCTCCGGCGATGCTCCAGTTCGCTTCGTCAACCAATAGTGAGAGTTTGAACAACTGATCTACCAGGTTGGGCTCGAGATACTTCCACTGTGCGTCGGTGGAGCTAGGCTCCCAATTAGGCAGGTCAGTGGTGGGGGAACAGTAGGGCTCAGATCCTTCCCGGCCGCGGCCTGCGGGTTGGCCATACTCATCGAGTCCTTCATCTGCTGCAACCAACAGACACCCCTTAATAAATACTGCTAGCCGGTTGCTTATGAGAACTGATGCGAGCTTTAGCTCTCGCTCGTTGGAGATTTTCTCCTTTTCGTTCTCATGTTTGACTTTGTCCTGATGGATCTTGTATGCCCATCTGCCCCCAAAAAACGCAGCAAGTAAGGTCGCAATTGGTGCTGTGGCGCGGATGACTTCAACGGTCATTTCAAATGTCGTGGCAGGCATTATGAGGTTCGAACTAAATGTTGGAATAGGTTCATGATATGTTCTGTTACATGCATGCGGGGCCCATGATGCCCTGGGATAGCCACCACTTCTCAAAATCTCTATCACGGAATCTGTGCCAAAAATAGTGACACTGTCACAAGTAACTGTCACAGCATCGCGCCGACCATCGGCGCATGGGACTTTATAGCCACTACAGCACGCAGCAGCTCACCGATCTTCGGGATCGCCTGAGCGTTGCCCATGAGCAGCAGCTCACTGGTCCCAGTTCCGCCAGCGGTCACGGCCGCTCGGTCCAGTTCCGCGACACAAGCGTCCGTGATCTGCAAAAGCAGATCAGCGACATCAACGATGAGTTGACCCGTCGCAGCGGCAAGCGCGCACGTCGACCCATCTATCTGGTGGGCTGAACATGGCGCGCAAGAATCGCAACAGTCGCCACCTTCGTGCCGCCGCCAGCGCCTCTCATGGTTCGCGTGCTGGCATGACTGCGTATCAAGGGGCGTCGCACTCCGATCTCGCATTTTCTGGCTGGCATCCCTCGCAGAGCAGCGCTGATGCAGCATTGCTGCCAGAGCTGGGCACCCTGAGCAGCCGCTCGCTGGACCTGACCCGCAACAATGGTCTGGTCTCCGGTGGCATGCAGACCATGCGCGACAACATCATCGGCGCGGTGCTGCGTCTGTCGTCGCGCCCCGATTACCGTCTGCTGGGCTGGACACCTGAGCAGGCCAGAGAGTGGGGCAACAACACTGAGGCTCACTTTCGCAGCTGGGCCGATACGACTGAGTGTGATGCAGCGCTCACTTTGAATCTGCTGGGGCTGACCACTCAAGCGTTGACCAGCGGCATGACGACTGGAGATGCGGTGGCACTGCCGCTCTGGCGACCTCGCCCTGGGATGATCTGGAACACCAGGCTGAGCCTGATCGCATCCGCACGACTGGGGACGCCGCCTGGGCTCGCCGGCATGCCGCGTATGCGGGAAGGCATCGAGTTCGACAACGACGGTGCTCCCGTCGCTTATCACTTTCAAAAGGCGCATCCGGGCGATGCGCCCTACCTGTCAGGTTCTGAGGCCATGGATTTGACCCGCTGGGAGCGGGTTCCGGCGTTTACAGAGTGGGGCCGCCGTCGGGTTGTGCATCTCCACGACAAGGAACAGACGGGGCAGTCCCGTGGTAAGCCCATCCTGGCCGCGGTCATGCGTGAATTTCACATGGCCGGCAAGTACTCGCAAAACGAGTTGCAAGCCAGCATGGCCAACTCCCTGGTGGCGGCGTTCCTCGAGTCCAACATGGACCAGCGCTCATCCGAGGAGTTGTTCGGAGATGCGCCCCGCGATGCTTGGGAAACGTCGATGGAAGAGGCCCAGGCCATCCGCAAGCTGGAAGGCGCGGCCATCATTCCTCTGCCAGCCGGAGCCAAAGTCAGCCCATTCACGCCAGGCCGCCCCAACGTGGCCTTCGAGGCATTCATGCTGGCCGTGCTGCGCAACATCGCTGCCGGTCTGAACATTCCCTATGAGCTGCTGGTCAAGGACTTCAGCAAGACCAACTATTCCTCGGCTCGGGCTGCTTTGCTCGAAGCCTGGCGCTATTTCCACGGCCGTCGCCGTTGGCTGACCGACTACTGGCTGCGCCCTATCTATGAGCTGTGGCTGGAAGAAGCCGTCAATGCCGGCGTGATCGATGCACCCGGCTTCTATGAAAAGCGCTATGCCTACACACGCTGCCGCTTCATCTTTGGTGGCCGTGGATACGTCGACCCGGTGAAAGAGGCCGAAGCCGCCCAGAAGCGCATGGAGACGGGCCTTTCCACCATGGAAGACGAATGCGCAGAGCAGGGTAAGGACTACGAAGAGGTTCTTGACCAGCAGCGCATTGAGGACCAGATGCGTGCCGAGCGTGGACTTCCTTCTCTGTATGAATTGAGCAGGGGCCGTTCTCCAACTACCAAGGCCGAGAAGCCTGCCGAGCAAGAGGAATGAAAACCATGAACGCATTCAATTTTCATCCTCACATCGCTCAGCGCGTCTTCAACACCCCGCTGCTGATGCATCCCCAGAAGCTGGACGCCATCATCGCCGGGGTTGGCCAGAGAGTGCTTGGCACATCTGCCCCCTTGATTCAGGTGGGCGAAGCCGCGAAAGCCGAACTTGCGCCGGAGATGTTCACCACGAAGCGCGGTCAGCGCACAGATCGCGGCTGGCGTCTGGTGGATGGTGTCGCTGTGGTCAATGCCATGGGCGCATTGGTACATCGCACACGCCTGGAGGCCGACAGCACGCTGCTCATTGGCTACAACGATATGGCTGCCGACATGGAAGACGCCATGGCACATCCTGATGTGCATGCCATCTTGCAGGTCTATGACACGCCAGGCGGCGAAGTGGCAGGTGCTTTTGAATACGGCCAGCGCATCTTCGACATGCGAGGCCGCAAGCCCATCGTTGCTATTGCCGACGGTATGGCAGCCAGCGCCGGATACCTGGGCGCAAGCGCTGCGGACGAGGTGGTCATCACCTCTACGGGCTATGCCGGATCCATCGGTGTGGTGATGCGGCATGTGGACTTTTCCCGTGCCCTTGCGAACGAGGGCATTCAGGTCACTCACATCTTCGCCGGTTCACACAAGGTCGACGGCAACCCTTATGAGCCTTTGCCGGTTGCAGTACGTGAGCACCTACAGGCCGATATCGAGGGCCTCTACACGATGTTTGTGCAGGCGGTCTCGAAACATCGCGGCCTGAGTGAGCAAGCCATTCGTGACACCGGCGCGGCCGTCTTCCGTGGCCAGGCAGCCATTGCAGCGGGCCTGGCCAGCCGCATCAGCACGACCGACTCCCTGATTACCGAATTGTCTGCGCGTCGTGCGCGGACGTATCCCGCTGGTGGGCAGCCCGCCCACGGCACCGCTGTCTCGAAAGGAGCAATCATGAGCAGCACCGCACCCGAGGCGGGCAACCAGCCCGCAAACCTCTCTGCCACCACTTCGGCGGCTCCTGCCGCTTCAGCTGCTGTACCTGCGCAAGCATCCGTGGATGCCGTTCGCGCTGAAGGTGCTGCCGCGGAGCGTGCGCGTGTAAGCGCCATCCTGGGTCATCCCAACGCATCCGCCAATCCAGCCATCACACGCCAGTGCATCGACACCGGCCTGACTGCCGAACAGGCAAAGGGCTTTCTGGATGCCGCGCCACAGACCGTTGCTCCTGCAGCTCCGGCCGCAGCTGGTGGTGCGTCCGAATTCTCCAAGCACATGGCAGCCATGGGCAACCCTGCTGTGTCGGGTGTCGAGGCCAAGAACGGCGATCAGGGCATGGATAGCGGTGCTATCCAGAGCAGCTGGGCTGGTGTCTTCGGCACTAAGTAACGCTGAAGTCTGAAAAGTAGAGGACCCAAAGCATGACGATTCTTACAGAAGGCCCCCGCAATGCGGGCTACCTGGTCAGCGAGGCTAACGGCACTCGCTCGCGCGAAGTGGTGACCTTGGAGGCTGGCCACATTTACTTGCCTGGTGCAGTTCTGGGCAAAGTGACCGCTACCGATAAGTATGGCCCGCTCAACCCGGCCGGCAATGACGGCAGCGAAAAGGCTGCTGCCGTGCTGTACGCGGGCGTGGACGCCACTGATGCCGACAAGCCCGGCGTGGTTACCGCACGCGACAGCGAAGTGCAAGCCAGTGAGCTGATCTATCCCGCTGGCATCACCCCTGAACAGACAACCACTGCCCTGGCTGACCTGGCCGTGTTGGGCATTGTTGCGCGCTGATCGGCGCGCGGAAAGGAAAAGGAGCACTCATGGCTCACATGGACATCTTCCGCCACAACGCTTTCCAGATGGTGGAGCTCTCGGTGGCAATTCAGAACGCACCCTATGTGCCCCAATATCTGGGCGGCCTGGGTATCTTCACGCCTAAGCGCGTTCGCACGGCCACCATTTCGGTGGAAGACAAGGGTGGTGTGCTCTCGCTGATTCAAACCAGCGAGCGTGGCGCTCCCATCGAGCAAGCGAAGGGCGAAAAGCGCACCATGCGTGATTTCCGCTCTGTGCGAATCGCCCGCGGCAAGACTTTGAATGCCGCTGAAATTGATGGCATCCGCGCCTTCGGTACCGACAGCGAGCTCCTGGCGGTGCAAAAGGAAGTGGGTGACATCATGAACGGCAAGACCGGCCTGCGTGCTGCTGTCGAGCTGACCCATGAAAACATGCGCCTGGGCGCTGTTCAAGGCCGGGTGCTGGATGCCGATGGCAGCGAGTTGTTCAACTGGTTTGATGCCTTTGGTATTGCGCAGCCTGCCGAGATCAACTTCGACTTCGCCAACGCCACGGCTGAAGGCGGTGAGATCCGCAAGAAGTGCAACCAGATCATTCGCAACATGGTCAAGGCGTCGGCTGGAGCCTGGATCAACGGACAGACCTATGTTGTGGGCCTGTGCGGCGACAACTTCTTCGATGATCTGACCCAGAACAAGGAAACGCGCGGCACCTACCTGAACCAGCAGGAAGCCGGCGATCTGCGTAACAGCGTAGGTCAGGCTTATGGCTCGTTCACCTACGGCAACATTTTGTTTGTGAACTACCGTGGCACGGATGACGGCAGTACCGTTGCAGTGGGTACGGACAAGTGCCGCTTCTTCCCAGTGGGTGCACCTGACGCCTTCATTTCCGGCTTCTCTCCTGCGGAGTTCCTTCCTTTTGTGAACACGCCTGGTCAGGATGTGTATGCCATGGTGGTGCCCGACAACGAGCGCCAAGCATGGGTAAAGCCCGAGGTGTACAGCTACCCGCTGATGATGTGCACCCGTCCTGCAATGCTGCAGCGCGCTAAGCGAGCCTGACGGGTAGGCCATGCAGCCCTTCAACCCCCAGGCCCATACCAGCCTCGCGCCCTTTGCGGGCGTCGAGCAGCTCATCAACACCTCCGTGCTCGGGGTGCTGGCCAATGCCACTGCAACTTGGCTCGGCGGAGCGCCGTTCGCTGTCATCTTCGACAGCAAGCCCCATGACGGCTTGGGGGTTGGGCAGTTTGAGCCGAGCTGCAGCCTGCCACTGGCCTCCGCGCCTGGCCTTGAAGAAGGTGACGTGCTGGTGATCAACGGCCAGGAATGGGAGGTGATCGAGCCCGTGGTCGCTGACAGCTCGGGCTGGGCCACGGTGCTTCTGCGAAGGGGCGGCAATGGCTAAACCCAATCACCTGCAGCTTCAGATCCTCGAGTCACTGCAGGCCGTGCTTTTGGCTGCCAACACCGATGCCGGCTCACGTGTCCGTGTCGAAGGGCTCAACAACCTGCCGACATCGTCTCTGCCAGCGATCGAGATCGAGGTCAGCGATGAAGAGATCGATCGCAAGACCATGGGATCTGGTGGTCGCGCCACGCTTCAGCGGGACTTGATTGTGGAGGTCGGCTGCCTGGTCAAGGGCGGCGGCGACTACCTCAAGCGCGCCAGCGAGTTGATGGCTCAGGTCGAAGAGGCGCTGTTCCCTGATGGGCCTACCGAGCTTGATTGCTTGCTGGACGGCAGGCCTCGCTTGAGGGGTACACGGCCGCAGCACGACGACCGCGGCGCCGATCCCGTCTATCGCATCCGTATCGGCTGGATCTTCCGCTATTTCACCGCCGAGGGGCGCCCGCGCGCCCTGGGCAACTGATCACCCCATTTGAAAGGAATTCGCCATGAGCTCCGAAGACGTCCAAACCTCTGCCGGCAGCACCCTGCGTGTCTGCCCCAATCGCCCTGCCGAATACACCCCTGCCGGCTACAAAGCCCTGCAATGGACCGAAGTTGCTGAAATCACCGACCTGGGTGAATTCGGTCGCGAATACAGCAAGGTCACTCACAACCCTGTTTCCACGCGACGCACCAACAAGCGCAAGGGATCGTTCGATGAAGGTGCCATCACTCTGCCCATGGCCCGTTCCAAGAACGATGCCGGCCAGAAGCTGATGGCTGCGGCCTCTGAATCCGATGACAGCTTCAGCTACTGCATCCGTCTGCAAGATGGCACCTGCCACTACTTCACTGCGCAGTGCATGTCTTTCAAGACCAATGTCGGCGGCGTGGACAGCATTACTGGCAAGACCGCAGTGCTGGAAATCGACAGCGACATCTTCGAGGTCGAGCCTCAAACCTTCCAGCTCAAGTATGAGGCCGGCATCAACGGCTCCATTCTGGGTGTGGCCACTCAGACAGTGGCCGAAGGTGGCAGCGGTACGCCTGTCACTGCCAAGGCTGCTGCCGGCTATGCCTTCGATAAGTGGAGCGACGACAGCACGGACAACCCGCGCGTGGACACACAGGTCACCGCCGCCGTCACCGTGACAGCCAGCTTCGTTGCCGTGCCCTGATCGATTTGTCGCACTCACTTTCATAAAGATTCAAGGAAATAGACATGGGTCTCATCAAGCGTGCCTCCCTCCAGACTGTCCAAACCGGAACCCTGCACCTCAAGGATGTGCGTGGTATTCCGATGATGTACACCCCAGAAGCGGTCGAGGCTGGCGGGGAAGTAATGCCTCAGCCTGTCCTCGTCACGATCTACGGTCCCGGCTCCGAGCAGCATCGCAAGGCGCAACTGGCCGCCAAGCAACGCATCCTCGAATTGCTGCGCCAGGCTGGAGGTGATGGGCGACCACGCGACCTGTCGGAGGAAGAGCGCCATGCAAATGGTGCCGATCTACTGGCCGATTTGGTTGAAGGCATCACGGGCTTCGACTTTGAAGGGCAGACGCAGCGCGAGTTTCTGCGCGGCCTGTTTGCCGACCCATCGTGTGGCTACATCACCGACCAGGTCAACGCCTTTGCAGGTGACTGGGCAAATTTTTGCAAGGGTGCAGCCAACGCCTGACGCTGCATGTTCGCACCCTGGCGTGGCTCAGCGCCACGCTCAAGCCGTCGACTCCATCCAAGAAATCCAGCCGCAGTGAAGAACCACCGCTCACACGCCGCCAGAAACTGGCAGAGGAAGGCCGCACGCACGATGTGCCTGACGCCGGCCCTGCTGCGTATCTGCTCGAGTACCTCTGGGATTTTGGCCCGGCAGAGCACAACGGCATGGGCCTGGTGCCGATTGGCTATTCGCAGATCAGTGCCTGGCAGCAGGTTACAGGTCTGCGGCTATCGCCCTGGGAGAGTGCAACCCTGCGGCAGCTCTCGTGCTCGTACTGCGCAGAGCTGGCCACGGCCACGGACCCCATGGCTGCAGCACCTGGCAGTGCAAATGAAACCCCAGAGCAGGCTGCTGAGCGCCGTGACCGCGTCAGTGGTGCTTTGTCAAGCATGCTCCGTAGACGCGCAAAGCGTCGCCGTTGAGGTGCAAGCATGAGCGAGAGCGTGCAGTTCCTTAAATTCGTCATCTCGGGTGATGATGCCGAGCTGGCAGAGGTCGTTGCGCGTTCGCGCAAAACGGTCACAGGGCTGTTTGACGTTCAGACTGCTGGTGCCAAGCGCCTGGTTGATTCCTCGGTCTATGTCAATGGCTGGCGCGAGTCCTTGGTCGAGGCCAGCGGCGCCGAGCAGCGCATGAGCGCCACGGCGCTGTTTGAGGCCCAGCATCAGTCCGCGAAGAAGCTGGCCACGGATGCTGGTTATGTGGACTTCTGGGTCAATGCGCTGCATCAGCAGGAGGCGGCTGAAAAAAAGGTCGCCTCTGACAATGCCTTTTTGAAGTCATTGCAGGACCGCTCGAGCCAGATTGGCAAGACTACTGCTGACATTCTGGAAATGCAGGCTGCCGAGCGTGGGCTGTCCTCCCAGGCCGCGCCCATGATCGCCCAGCTGCGGCAGGCCGAGAAGTCTTTCGGGGCCACCGGGGTCAGCGCAGCCCAGACGGCAGCGGCGATGCGCATGGTGCCCGCGCAGTTCACCGATATCGTCGTTTCCCTGCAGGGTGGGCAACAGCCGCTGACAGTGCTGCTGCAGCAGGGCGGCCAGCTCAAGGATATGTTCGGCGGCACTGGGGCAGCCGCAAAGGCATTGGCCGGCTACATACTCGGCTTGGTCAATCCCTATACGGTTGCTGCTGGTGCAGTCGGCGTCTTGGCTCTTGCTTATTACCATGGCAGCCGTGAAGCAGACCGCATGCGTGCGGCGGTGATTGAGTCGGGCAATGCTTCTGGCGTCACCATGGGGCAAATGCGCTCCTATGCCACAAGCATTGATGGGGTGATCGGCACCCATGGCAAGGCCGTTGAAGCAATTACTGCCATGGTGGCGGCAGGCGTGCGCGGTGGCGACCAGCTGCGTGACTACTCGGAAGCTGCGATTCGCTGGGAGCGGGCTACAGGCACGGCTGTTGACAAAACCGCCGAAAAATTTGGCAGCCTCCAAAACGAGCCTCTGAAGGCAACTCTCAAGCTGAACGAGGGCACCAACTATCTCACCTCGTCGGTCTATCTGCAGATCAAGGCGCTGGAAGATCAAGGTCGCACTACGGAAGCAGCCCAGGTAGCGCAGAAGGCGTTTGCGGATTCGCTGGTTTCTCGGTCCGACGAGATGGTGAAGCATCTGGGCCTGGTCGAGCGAAGCTGGATCGCCATCAAGGACGCCATCAAGGACGTCTGGGATCTCATCAAGAGCGTTGGCCGGGAGTCTGCTACCGATGACTTGCTTAAAAAGCAGCAGGAGACGGTCGACAACCTCCGAATGCTGGCGGATAAGTCCCCGTGGAATGCCAGTATCAAGCCGAAGCTTGCTGCTGCAGAGGCGCATCTCGAAGTGCTCCGCAAGCAGCAAGCCACTGAGAAGGAAACGGCAGCCGCAGAGAGTGCCCGTGCCGTCAACCTGAAGGCGACGGAAAAATGGGAGGCCCTTCTCGATCAGCATGCCGACAACCAGGCAAAGAAGAAAAAGGCACTGCTCAAGCTCGAGACCGAGTATCAAAACAAGCTCAAAGCAGTTGGCGACGACCCAAAAGCCAAGAATCGGGTTGAGCAAGAATACCTTCAGCTCCAGAAAGCCACCGAGGAGCAGTACAAGGACAAGGGTGCAGCCGCAAGCGCCAAGAGAGAGCAGACGGCGTATGAGTCCCTGATCGCTAGCATCCGCACCAAGGTGGACGAGGTCAAGAAGGAACTTGAAGTCGAGCGCGAGCTCACTGACAGCCAGAAGATCCGTGCGAAGCTGGATAACGACGTCGCAGCAGGCCGTCTCAAGCTATCTGACGCTCACCGCAAGAATGTCGAAGCGGCCTTGGCCGACCTGCAGGCCCAGGAAAAGCTCGCAGACGCCCGTAAGGGGCGAAAGCTGACCGATCAGCTGCTGTCGGAAAACTCTCCGCTGGCTCCCGACTTCGCCCAGCAGTGGAAGCAGATCGGCGCTGCCTACGACGGCACTGAGGCTAGCCTACAGCGCCTGATTCAGGCCCAGGCAGTGCTGTTGGCCAAGCAACCTTTTGCTCAGCAGGCTACGGCTATTGCCCAGGCTCGTGCAGAGGCCGAGCAGTACCTGACCACCATGCAGCGCGCTCAGGGTCGTGAGGTTCAACTGGTTGGTATGGGCGGGCGTCAGCGTGAGTACTTCAACGGCATCAACCAGATTGAGGACGCCTACGCCGGCCGACGTTACGACCTTAGCCGAGACCGCGATCAGGCCCGTGTGCGTGCAGGCGGCGAGCTTACTGCCGAACTGGAGAACTACTACAAGGAAAAGGCCGCGCTGATTGACGAATTCGAGCGCAAGGCCAAGGCCAGCTATAGCAGCACGTTTGAGGCCATCGGTCAGGCCCAGAGCAACTGGGTCAATGGCGCCACTCGAGCATTCGACGACTACGCCGCCAGCGCGGCCAATGTGGCCGAGCAAACTGCTGGTGTCTTCAACCGCTTGTACAGCGGCTTTGAAGACAACGCCGTTTCATTTGCCATGACTGGCAAGACCTCTTTCAAGGACTATTCCCAGTCGGTGATCTCCGATCTGATTCGGATCCAGCTCAGGGCACAGATGGTGTCCATTCTGGGCGGAACGAAAGGTAGCGGTCTGTTGGGCACGCTGATCTCTGGTGTGACCAGTCTTTTCGGCGGAGGCATGCAGGCTGCCGGCGTACAGGCTTCTGGTGCGGAGACCATGGCGGTCTCGGGATGGGGCTCGGTAAGCGGTGTTGATCTGGGGCCGGTGGCTGGCGGTCGCGCCAATGGCGGTCCTGTGACGGCAGGCAACCTCTATGAGGTCAATGAAAGAAAGATTCCTGAGCTGCTCAACATCGGTGATCAGCAGTTCCTGATGATGGCCGGCGCCGACGGCTATGTGACCCCACTGCAGTCGGCAGGTTCTGCACCCGCTGGCAGCGGGCAGTCTTCCCCTGTACGCATTGACTTGCAGGTGATCAATCAAGGCGCCCCTGTGCAGGCTCAGGTCCAGTCTCAAAACCGTGCAGACGGCAGCGTTGCCATCAAGTTGTTTCTGAATGCCGTTGCTGAAGACATGGCCGGTGGCGGTGTTACGGCGCGCGCTACCCGGCAGCGCTTTAACTTGCAGGAGGCCTGACCATGGCGCAACTACCAGACTATCTCACCATCCTGCTGGACGACACCGGCGAAGAGTTCGATCCAGGCGTCATCAAAAGCGATATGGAGCGAGGCCTTGCCAAGATGCGCGTGGGCCAAAGCCGTGTGGTGGTAGAGGTTCCCGTCACGCTGCTGTTCGACAGCGCTGCAGATGCGGAGTCCTTCTACGACTGGTACTTCAACACCATCAGGCGCATCGGCTTCTTCACCTGGACCGATCCGCGTTCCCAAACCGTTCGCACTGGCCGCTTCAAGGATGGTGCCATTGGCAAGCTGGTACCCACTATTGCGGAATACGCACAGAGCAAGCGCTCTTGCGTGCTGGAGTACCTGCGATGAACGACTTTCGCACACGTAACCAGCGCGTCACCGACGACGTCGGGCATATCGAGCTCCTCGAGGTGTCCAACCCCAGCTTTTCGGAGTCCATGTACATCTGCAATGACGTGCAGGACTTTGTGAGTCGTGGCGAAGACTATATCGGTCTGCCTTTCGGCTTCACGCTGCCTGATGACGTTTCCGGCCAGGCGCCGCGCATGCGCCTGACCATGGACAACGTGGGCCGCGGCGTCAGTGACGAACTGGAGCGCCGTCAGCCAGGCACCACAACGATGGCCAAGCTGACCATCGTGCCGCGCGACACGCCAGATGTGCACCAGCACGTTTACTGGCTGCCCATGACCAGCGTGAGCATCAGCGGGGCATCTGCCCAGGCGACCTGCAGTGTGGATGAGCTCATGCGCCGTTCGGCCTGCCTGCAGATCGCCAACCCTCACACCTTGCCGGGGGTCTTCTGATGCTGGATGCCACGCAACTGGATCGCTTCACCGGCATTCCCTATTGCCCGCGCCACATGGACTGCGCCGACCTGGCCCTGCTGGTGCAGCGCGAGCTTTTCGGGCGTCAGGTGGTGCTAGCCGGCAAACGGGCACGACCGCTCGAGCTGGATGGGCAGGCTGCCGCGATTGCCAGCTACTGCTCTGAGCTGGGCATGGCGGTGGAGCTGCCCCAGGACGGCGATGCCGTGCTGATGCGTGACTTTGACGTCGAGCAGGCCGGTCATATCGGCATTTATGTGTTTACCAATTACGCACCGCATGTGCTGCACACCTCCCACAAGCTGGGTTCGTCTGTGCTTCACCGAGTGCAGGACTTACAAGGCTACGGCCTGATTGTTGAGGGCTACTACCGATGGAAGTGAATCGCGCTGAGTCTGCTGCTGTGGCTGCCGTTGGCGGGGTGCCTGCCGATGTGCTGGACACGGCGGGTCGCCTGGTTGTCACGCCTAATGCGCTGACGCTGGACGGTCAGCGCAACGTGCCGGCCGATCTGCAGCCCGGAGAGAGCCTGGCGTCTTTCCTCGATCGCCATGTGCCCGGTATCGACTCCGGGGCCTGGACCGTGATGATCGGCGGGGCCGTGGTGCCCCAGGCCATGTGGGTGCACACCTTCCCCAAGCATGGGCAGTTGATCGCCTGCCGTGCCGTGCTGCGCAAGAGTGCCCTGCAACTGGTGGCCATCGCTGCGCTGTCGTATTTCACGATGGGGGCTGGAGCGGGGTGGATTGCGGGGTCATTCGGAGTCAGCGCCGGGGTGGCCGGCGCCATTGGGCTTGGCATGTTCATGGCCGGCTCGGTGTTGATCAACAAAGTACTGGCTCCCAAGATCCCATCGGCACAGTCTCTGGCCCAGAAGCAGATCTACAGCCTGAGCGACCAGCGAAACACCGCGCGGCCGTATGAGCCTATTCCCGTCCTCTGGGGAGAGATGCGCGTGACGCCGGATCTGGCCAGTAAGTCCTATGCCTGGTACGAGGGCGATGACCAGTACCTGAGCACCATCCTACTCGGCGGCATCAACGTTCACAGCGTTGCAGATCTCGCTATCGGAGATACGCCCATCGGCAACTATTCCGATGTGAGCATCTACTACAACGGATTTCCCGGCATGACCAGCCAGAATGTCCCCCTGTATAGCAATGTGGATGCCGTGGCCGGGGCGGAGTTCGTCAACGGCGGTGACTGGATCACGCGCACGGGCTCGGCGGGGGCCGGCGTGCTGCAACTGGACATCGAGGGCCAGTTGTATGACGTAGGCGGCAAAGGCAATATCAATTCCAACTGGGTTGACCTGACGATTCAAGCTCGTTTAGTCGGTACGCCTGTCTGGACCACGCTGAGCAGCAGCACGCTGACCAATGCCAGCACGGATGTCCTGCGCCGCACCTTCTCATTTGATGTGGCGCCCGGCCAGTATGAGGTGCGTGCCAAGCTGGGCGTTCCGCGCTGGAACGATGGCGGCTCTGGCGATGCCTGCAAGTTCTCCTGGGTGTCGCTCAAGAGCGTGCAGGCCGACGCAACGGATTACAGCCAGTGGGGCCGTATCGGCATCAAGATCCGTGCCTCCGGTCAGCTCAGCGGCAGCCTGGACCAGGTGCGCGCCACCTACCGCGCCAAGCCCATGCCGATCTGGACAGGCACTGGCTGGGCCACGGCCACCACGCGTGCTGATGGCCTGTCCAACCCTGGCGCCATCCTGCTTCAAACGCTGCGGGGCATCTGGACCGTCAACCCGCAGGGGCAGCGCGTTTTGCAGTTCGGCTTTGGCCTGTCCGACGAGCAGATCGACATCGAAGGCCTGAAGGCTTTCATGCTGCACTGCGCGGCGCGCGGCTATACCTACGACAAGTGGATCACTCCCTCCATGTCGCTGGGCGCATTCTGCGAAGAGGTTGCTCTGGCCGGCATGGGCGAATTCGCCTGGACCGATGGCAGCCGGCCCACCGCCGTTTTTGTGTCCAATGGCCAGCCCAACAGCGCCGTGGTCAACATGGCCAACATGCTCAAGGGTGGTTTCAGCGTGGATTACGCGCTGAGCAATGCTGCAGATGGCATTGAGTACCAATGGCTGAACCGCGACACCTGGGAGATGACGACCCTGCGCGTGATGGCGCCCGGCGTGACCACCATGCTGAGCCCGGCCCGCGTGACGGGCGAGGGCATCACCAGCGAGGCCCATGCCGCTGTCATGGCGCGTTACCACCTGGCCCAAAGCCTGTACCAGTACAAGACCGTGCATTACACGGCAGACATCGAGCATCTGGACTATCGCCGGCTGTCGGTGCTGTCGGTCTCCCACGACCTGACGCAATGGGGCTTTGGCGGCCGGGTGATGGAAGCCAAGCGCATCGGCGCCCAGGTGCAGCTAACCCTCGATGAACCGGTGCCGGCCCTGGCCTCTGCCTACATCGGCCTGCGTGTGCCTGGTGCACGCGACTACCGCGTGTGGCCCGTGCAGCCGCTGGCGGCCGAGTCGGATGTTGTCACCCTCGTGGGCGAGTGGCCCGCAGATCTGGACTTCCCCGGCGAAGGTATCGGCAACCCAGCACACGACACCCTGTGGTGCTACGACTTCAAGGCCACGCCCGGCTATCGCGTGCGCGTGACTGGCATCGATCCCGAGTCGGATCTGAAGGGGGCGCGCATCACGGCCGTGCCCGAAGGGCCTGAGTTCTGGGACTACGTGCTCAACGGCACCTATGTGCCGGCGCCCAACCAGAGCAGCATTCCCCAACTGGGCCGCCCCGCCGTTAAAAACCTGCGCGTGTCCGAAAAAGTCAACCTGCAGGGAGATACCGAGTGGTATGAGCTGTCCTGCGTCTGGGATGTGGAGGGCGATTGCGACCACGCCCAGGTATGGGCAGGCCGTGACGGGTCCGAGCTGCGCCTAGTGGACGGCAACGCCCAGGGCGCGCGCAGCACCTTCCGCATCGATGGAGCCGGGGAGTGGTTGATTGTCGTGCGCCCATTCAATGCGAGCGGCCAGGCAGGGCAGTCGGCCACGCTGCTCTACATCACGACGATGACGCAGCTGCCCCCGCGCAACCCCGGCACGTTTGTGGTCCAGCAGGTTGCCGGTGGTCTGCGCCGCTTCGCCTGGTTGTACGCCAGCGACAAGCCTGCGGCATTCGCAGGAGTGCAGATCCGCTACCTGCCCGGCGATATTTCGCTCAGTGTGGACATGTGGGATGACATGCAGCCCCTGGGCGAGGCAGGCGACATCTACACGGCCCAGTTCGAGACGACCAAGCCGCAGGCCGGCCTATGGACCTTTGGTCTGCGAGCCATCGATACCGCTGGGCAACTGGCCAACGGCATCGTGCGCTTTGCTATCACCCTGGACCAGAGCTTTGACCAGATCCAGCAGCCGGATCTGACGCCACCACCACAGGTGACGGGCCTTGCTGCGATGGGCATGTTCACCAGCGTGCAGGTCACCTGGGATGTAGCGAGCTACACCCAGGGCCACGGCCATGCCCGCACCATCATCTATGCGGCCGAGGGTGCCGGGGCGCAGTTCTCTGCAGCGCGCCAGGTGGCCGAGGCTTTTGGCGGGCCTGCCTCCTTTGCCAGCGACCCGGCTACCACCTGGAGCATCTGGGCCAAGCACCAGTCCGTTGATGGCGTGCTGTCCGACCTGCCGACCGGTCCCGTGGTGGTGGAGACTGGCCAGGACCTGCAGAAGGTGCAAGAGGCGCTGGGCGGTCACATTTCTGAATCGTGGTTGGCCAATAGCCTGGGCCAGCGCATCGATCTGCTGGACAAGGACAACGGCCCGCTCGGGCGTAGCCTGGTCACGGCCGCCCAGCAGCAGGATGCTCTCAATCAGTCCGTGCGCGGCAACATCAACCAGATGGCCGAGGGTCTTCTCGAGGCGGCGCTGGCAGCGGACAAGGCACTCGAGCGCATCACCGACGCCGGTGTGTATGTCGATCCGGCCACTGGCCAGGTCAAGATCTACGGCCTGGAGCAGACGAATGAGCATGTGACCACGCTGCAGATTCTGCTCGATGCGGTGCAGGGCCAGATGCTGCTTAAAGCCAGCACGGCTTACGTGGACGGCAAGATCGCAGAGGCTGTGCTGTCGCCTGCGGATCTGCTTCTCTATGAGGGGATCGATGCGCGCCTGATCACTGTGACGCAGGAGCTCGACAGCATCAACGGTCGGCTGACGCAAAAGGCTGATGCACTGGAGCTGCAGGGGGCATTGGTGCGGTTGACCACGGCCGAGAGCAATCTGGATGCACTCGGCGGTCAGATCGCCCTGCGGGTCACGCGGGCCGAATACCAAGCCGATCAGGATGCCTTGCAACAGCGCATGGGCAGCGCCGAGCTGACACTCAGCGCCCTGGATGTGCCTGCGATCACGGCTACGGTCACAGCGGCCAGCCGTGCTGAGCGCGATGCAGAAAAGACTGCCGAGGCGCTGCTTCGAGACATTCTTTCGGGTGAGCGCAACCGCGAACAGGCTGCCGATGCGTTAGCGTTCGCTCGCAACCAGCTTAGCGCGGCCATTGCAGACGGCTTGGCGGCTGAAGCCCAGCAGCGCCTTGAACTGGCGGCCGTTGTCGGCGCGCAGGGTGCGGCACTGACCCAAGAGTCCAAGACCCGCGCGGACGCCATTTCTGCTGAAGCGCTCTCCCGTCAACAGCTGGCAGCCGAGACGCAGCGTGGGCAGCAGAGTCTGGCTGCAGACATCGAGCAGGAGGCAGTGACTCGAGCGAGTGCTGTCTTGGCAGAAGCGGAACAGCGTCAGCAATTGCAGGCAACCGTTGGTAGCAACCACACAGCGGCCATGCAGGCGGCTCAGGCCGCCAGCGATGCCGCCGGGGGCAAGGGCAAGGTGATATTTGGCAGCTCGCAGCCGGCTGCAGCAGATAGGTTGGCGCAAAACCTCTGGATCGACACCGCTGGTGGCGCCAACACGCCCAAGCGATGGAGCGGCACGGCCTGGATCGTTGCGACGGACAAGGTGGCCACGGATGCTGCGGCTGCAGCAGCCACGGCACAATCCACGGCCAATAACGCAGTGGCAGCCATCCAGGCTGAGCAGTCGGTGCGGGCCAACGAGACCGGCCACCTCGGTGCGCTGTACTCCGTGCGTATGCAGCTGTCGCAAGGCGGTCAGCAGGTGGTCGGCGGATTTGCGCTATCGGGTACCTCTAATGGCACTGCCGGCCCAACTATCGACTTTGGTGTTATGGCCAATTCGTTCTGGATTGCGGCGCCTAGCGGCTCGCCGGCCGGCGTGTCCAACGTCAAGCCGTTCTCGGTGCAGACCACGGCGCAAACCATCAACGGGGTGGTGGTGCCTGCGGGCGTCTATATGGATGCCGCCTACATCAACAACGTGACGGTGCTCTTCGGGCGCTTCGGCACCTTGCTGGCCGACAAGATACAGGCCACGGCCATCAGTGCCAGCCAGCTCACCGCCGGCAATGGCGTGATCGGCGGCAGCTTGAAGTCAAGCAACTACGTGGCCGGCTCCAGCGGCTGGATATTGCGCCCGGATGGGATGGCCGAATTCTCGGGCGTCACCGTGCGCGGCACGATCTACAGCACTGCGGGAACGATTGGGGGCATCACCATCAATGGCAATGGTCTGAACGCGGGTGGCTTCTGGGGCTATGTGTGGCCGCCGGCGGGGCAGAGTGGCTTTCACATTGGTCCGAATGGCATCTTGTTGGGCAATGCCAATAACGGCAGATACATCGAGATCCAGAGCAGCGGCAACATCTATGCGCCAGGACTGCGCATCGAGAACGGAAACGCGACCTTCTCCGGCAACCTTTCCGGCGCATCGGGCACCTTTAGCGGCACGCTCACTGCGCAAAAGGTCATCACTACCGGGAACCTGGAGGACAACGCGGCTGCAGTGCCGTTGTTCGCCCAGTCCGCGTCCACATACACGGCTTTGTGGGTGCCTGCGTTCGACGGCGCGATGACATGCGTCGTTCATTACGGCGGGTCCTTCAACTTCATCAATTTTCGTGATGAGGCCGTGTATTTGACGCTCTATGTGGATGGCGGAGCCGTTCAAAGCATCGTTATTGGCAGCCTCAACTATCCAGGCAATGGTGCTTTCGCTTTCGCGTTTTCTGGAAACGGGGCCGGCCGCTCCATTGAGCTTCGGCTGAGCGCAGGAAGTCAGACCCCATCAGCCAATGTGTTCTTGCAAGCAACGCTCCACAAGAGGTAACACCAATGCGCTACGCAATGCACCGAGCTGGCGAGACCGCCATTTTTCAGATCCTTGAGTGTCCCGAATCCGTCGTGGCGGAGATTACGCCCCCTGGTGTGATCTGTGTCCCGGTTGGCATCGACGTGTCGGATGCCACTCACCTCATCGTGGACGGTAACGCCGTACCCATTCCGACAAGCACCAATCCATAAGGAGCAGAAATGGCCTGGTACAGAACTGGCACCGTCGCGGTGACCAACAACAGCAACGTCATCACCGGCACAGGCACCTCATGGGTGGATGGTGCAGCGGTTGGCGAAACCTTCCTGGGGCCGGACGCGCAGGTCTATGAGATCACGTCCATCGTCAGCGGCACCAGCTTGCGCATCAGCCCGAACTACAAAGGCAGCACGGCCACGGTCCAAGCCTACGCAATCATGCCCACCCAAGGCTATTTGCGCGACCTAGCCGCGCAGGCGGCTGCACTGGTCAATAGCTATCAGGCGGTGCGCGATGGAGCCGGGGCCGGCAAGTTCGCTGCAGGCACGGCGGCGGCGCCCAGTCTGCGCGGCGCAGCCGACGAAAACACCGGTCTCAACTTCCCCGGCGCAGACATCCTGCAACTCATCACCAATGGGGTGGTGCGGTTGCAGATTGCAGCTGATGGCACACCGAGTGGTGTGTTTGTGGACAAGCTGCCGATCGGTACCGCTACCCAGACGGCCATCAATAACTTGGCGGCCGCATGCCTTGCGTTGACATCCTTGGGATCTGGTCCTGACCAGGTGCCCGTCAATCAGAACCTGGGTGCCCTGGCCTTTCAGGATGTTGTCGGGGTGCTGCAGGTGTACCGCAACGCGCGCAATAGCCAGCCTGGTGATGTGTGGCATGAGCGCGTCAGCGACACCCAGCTCATCAAGCGTTACCACGGCCTGGATGGCGTGGTGCGCAGCATTTCGGAGACCTATGCATGACAACAATCACTGATTTTCCAGGCATCCGGCCCAGCCTGCTGCTGGACTTTGCCAACAGTGGCCGAGTGGATCCGCGCATCAGCTGCACGCGGGCTAGCACCGCAACGTGCTACGGCCCTGATGGAGTACTGCGCACAGTTGCGAACAATGTGCCGCGTGTCGACTACGATCCAGAAACAGGCAAGTGCCTGGGTTTGTTGGTGGAGGAAGCTCGCACCAACATATTGCTCAACTCGGTGTTTGCGGGAGCGACTTCGGGGGCTCCAGGGACTGCTCCCACAAACTTCCCATTCTCGGTTGGCAATGGCAGCACAGAGGTCATTTCTGCAGGTATCTACACGTCACTGCGGCTGACAACAGCGACTCCAGCAAGACATTTCCTCACGCAGTTGAATACTCCGATGGATGTCGGTCAGTACGTTTTCCATCTGCCATGCAATTTCTATGTGGCCTCATCCGTTGGAAACTTCCTGGGTGCATCGGCTGGAACTGCGGTGTTCACGGCTCGCTACTTTGTTGACGGTGTTGAGATCGCTTCTGGCACTTCTGTTGGCACCGGCAAAAAGAAGGTGTCAATGCTGTTGGACGTGACAACGGCTGGCACTCTTTCAGTACGCTTCGGAGTCGGTGTTGTTGTCTCAACAGTGGGGGATGTTGAAGTCAGTCTCCCTCAGCTAGAAAAGGGAGCCTTCCCCACTTCATTCATACCAACGACGACAGCGGCAGCTACTCGCGCAGCAGATATTGTTAGTTTCACGGGTGCGGCACCGCTTGCCACCAACTTTAGTGTTGTCCAAGAGGCGGCACTCGTTGGGGGGCCAGCGTCGGACGGCACATTCGGAATATCTGTTTATGCGGAAGAAAATAAGCGATTTAGATTTATGTGCTCTGGAGCGCGGAATATCTATTTCAGTTATAAGTTTAATGAAGAAAACACAAAAAATATTGCCCTTCAAAACCTAGCCGTCGGAAGCTTTTTACGCTGTGCGCTTGCCGTGACTCCAAATAGCCTTAGCGTGACTTCAAGTGGGGCAGAGCCTTTAAAAGCAGATGCTTCTGTTTCTGTTGGGGCTTATCCAGAGCTTTCTCTTGGTACATATAGAAAGACAAATCCCATCGCATCCGTGAGCTCTCGCATTAGAAGTCTTGCTTTTTACAACCAGGCACTTAGCAATTCTCAGCTCAAAAGGCTCACAGCATGATGTACCTGCAATTTGCCAGCGAGGCGGCTGCTCGCCTCGCTCTCGCACCCTGGATCGTTGAAAACGCATGGCCTTCCTATATAGAGGATGTGGCAGTCGATGTCGTTGGGAGGATTCAGCGGCCCACAGGCACAGTGATTGAGACTCCGGAGGGGTCCATCCCGGAGATGGCGCTCATACCTGGGTGGCATGTCAACTTGAGCGCACCCGTATCCGCCTTGGCTGCCTATGAGATCCCGGCGCCTTCAACGCCTGACAGGGTGTTTGCGGGTAGTGGCGATGTATCGCCACCGCGAGTGCCAGCCGAAGTCGCGCGCTGGCAAGCCAAGCTGGCCCTGATGCAGCAGGTGGATGGGCAGGGCGTGTCTCTCTGGGATCGCCTGCAGCAGCTGCGCGAGTCGCTCACGGATGCTGAGCAGCAGACCATGCTCGATGCCGCGATGAACGAGGTGCTGAACTGGAAGCGCGCCAGCCCTACGGTGCTGTGGGCGGCCGAGCAACTCGAGCTCAGCGCCCAGCAGGTGGACGAGCTCTTTATCTACGCGCACGCGCTGGAGCTGTAGCCATGGACTGGACACCTTTGATTCACGCGCTGATCGCCATGCTGGCCCAGGCCCTGGTCGGCCTGGTGCTGGGTAACTGGTGGTTGGGTGGCGCGCTGGCCTGCAGCTGGTGGCTGGCCCGCGAGCACACCCAGGCGGAATACCGCTGGATTCAGACGTTTGCGGCCGGCCATCGTGAGGGCATGCCCTGGTGGGGTGGGTTTGACCCCAGGGTCTGGAACTGGGCCAGTGGCCTGGATGCACTGGCACCGGCTCTGTTTTGCCTGCTGCTGTTCATTACAACCAAGCCATAGGAGGGGCTGATGGAGGAGCTAATCGATGAACTGCCCGTGCTGGAGCATGAGCAGATTAAAGAACGGTTGGATGAAGGGAGTGAGCGTATGGCAACCATCGAGCGCGATCTGAAAGCCTTAGCGCAGGGCCTTCATGAGGAGCGTCAGGAGCTGCAGGAGCTCAAGCAGCAACTGGCGGAAATGCTGGAGTTTTTCACCGCCATGAAGGGCGCTTTCAAGGTGCTGAATTGGGTGGGCAAGGTAGCCAAGCCTCTGGCAGCCATCGTCATGCTGGGCGGTGCCTGTGTGGGCTTCTGGACTGCAATCAAAGGAGTGACAAGCCGATGAGCTGGAAAGAAAGACTTATTGCGGCCATTGGCGGCGCAGCCGTGGCCCTGGCCGTGCCCCTGGTGCAGAAGTACGAGGGCACTGTGCTGCGCAGCTACCGCGACCCGGTCAACGTGTTGACCAGTTGCACGGGGCATACCGGTCCCGAGCTGCGCGATGGCCAGACGTTCACCCGTGAGCAGTGCGAGGAGATGCTTTACAAGGACTTGGCCAAGCATGCCGACGCCCTGAGCTGCGTTCGTGCGCCGCTGACGGATGCCCAGCGTGCGGCCTTCCTGAGCTTCGCCTTCAATGTGGGGGATGACGCCTTCTGCCGCAGTACCTTGGTACGCAAGGCCAATGCCGGCGATATGGATGGCGCCTGTGCCGAGCTGAGCCGCTGGACCTACGCCGGCGGCAAGCAGCTGCCCGGCCTGGTCAAGCGCCGCGCGGCCGAGCGGCAACTGTGCGAGCGGGGGCTGGCATGACAGGCGCGTCCCGCATCTGGCCGTGGCTGGCCTTGGCTCTTGCCTTACTGCTGGCTGCACAGACTCAGCGGCTGGCCAAGGTCGAGACTTCACATGCAAAAGCGGCTGTGGCGCAGGCTCAGCAGGCGCAAGCAGATACAGAAAATAAAGCGGAGGCCTTAGTGGAGCACGGCACCGCCCAACAGGAAAACACCCATGACTACACGCAAGAAATGGCCCGCCTGGAGGCTGGCCGCACTGCTGATGCTGCCCGCATTGCAGGCCTGCAGCACGACATCAGTGCCGCTGCCACCCGCAACGCCCAACTTGCCGGTGATGCCGCTGCCTGCCGAGATCTCGCAGATCAGCACCAGCGACTCGCAGCCATTGCTGCAGAAAGCGCGGGCGTGGTTGGCCAGCTTGTCGGACTGGTCGAGCGCCGAGACGCCCAAGTAAAGCTGTTACATGGGCAGGTTGTCGCTGATAGAGCGCTTCTGGGAATAATTCAGTGATTCAAATTTAATAATAAGCGTAAGAAAAAATCTAATGACTTTGATTTATCAGAGTATGCAGATACTCATGTAATAGGCTACGATTAACTTTGTTGTTTGAATAATCAATCTCATAAACTACAGGCTCAAAAATTAATGATTGTTGAAAATCATTGGTAAGGTTTATTAATAAGACACCACCGCCATATATCTGAAGTATAAATAAAAGAAAATTTTGTGACCCAATGATTTGCGGATACAAAATTGCTAAATGTATTTTTCGTTTTTCTTGTGATAGTAGTTCTTTTATCTCAGGTATATCAATAACTGGTGAATCTCCAACACCTCTTAATATATATTCTTTAATTGTTCTGAATGAAGCTTGGCGAACTGTATTGTCACCATATTCGTGGCATGCAAAATTGACGCCTATTTTTGCTATTGCTCGGAAGACCTTAGTTATCTCCACTTTCATTCCGACATTAACTAATGGATTTTTAAGCTCCTTCTCTTTGCGCTGTGAGTCTTCTGAGATTTGCGGTAGAGTGCGCCTTACTTTAGAAAGGAAATCAGAAATTTCTGCTGTTCTTGATAGCTTTATTACAATCTGTCCCTTTAGCCGTTTAAATAATCTAGGATGGCCATCATTCAAATCTTGGTTGTTGCCTAAGTTTTCAAACCAGATTCCCTTTGGTGGTTTTGGATATACATCATCGTTCGTCTTAATATAATCGTGACCGTTCCATTCGTACTTTGACACTTCATAATAGATATCGATTTCATTTGATCTCTTAACAATAACAGATACTGAGCTTCCAAGGGAAATTTTTAATTCATTTATAAATGAATTAATTTCATGGTTATTGCTACCTCCAATTTCAATATTGTTATTGAATATTTGAAGCTGAGGTAGTATCAAAGTCTTAAAACCTGCAGTTATATGTGCCTCTGATATCACTCCGTTATCGTCAACAACCACGCATCTTGATGGATTAAATTCAGGTGGTTTTGCTTTGTTTCCTCTTGTGCGTCCAGTTGGCTGAAACTGTAGCCTCCCCATTGCGAATGGGGAGTTTCGCATTAATTGCGCTTCTAACGGAGAAAAAACTTGTGTATTACAGTCACAGCAAACTAAATTTTTCAACAAGTAATCTTTGTCATCCCCTCCCATACCTGCTGGGAATATATGCTCGTCAGTGAATTTTTTGTATTCATTGCAATAGATGCATGTCGTGGCAGGTGTTGTTGTCAACTTTTTACTCCTTCTGCTTTATGAATGGGTCAAGATCGCAGTTCATAGTTGCTAAGGCCTTGATGCGCATGCTTGAGATTTGTCAACCAGTTTATCTTTTGCTTGTTGGTGTTCAAGTGCGCAGCAAGGGCGATTGAGCGCACGTTCAGTCGCGCTATCTCATTTAGTCGCGGCACCTTAGCCGATGCTCTGACCGTCAATGAAGGAAGAATAAAGTAAATGAACCCGCTTGCTTTATGGCTCGCAATCCTCTGCCAGCCACTGCCGCATTTGCAGATAGGGGGAGTGGCTGGCGAAGTCCAGGCAGGTGGGGTGCTTGGCCTGCAGGAACTCATAGAAAAGGTGCATGGCGGTTCCGGGGTGCGGGTGTATGTCGGCCTCGGCCAGCCTTTCTTGCCAGTTGACCCAGTGGCCCAGAATGGCCTGTTTTGCATCGGTTCGTCTCAT